TCTCATCTATTGGAGACGGACTTACAGACACAGAAGCAGCTAACTATTACACCGCAGTACAAACTTTCCAAACAACACTTTCAAGAAACGTATAATTATGAAAATAGCAGATTTAACACAAGAAGAAAAGGCTATCTATGTAGGTCTTTTAACAGTAGAACAAAAAGACTTATTGGTAGGTCAATTGTTTGACGAGGATAGTTATTTTAATCCTATCTTGGATGGTAACGAGCCGCAGAACTGGATCATCTCAATTGAGGAGATAGAGCAAAATATTTATCCAGAGTTTAATTGGTTGCAGGACTTAGAGATGATCTTATTTGTTCCAGTTGTGAACCCAATGCCTTTTAACTAATGAACATAGATGTAAGACATATAATAACTTTATTCTTTGCTACTTTAATTAGCATAGTAATGCTATACATGTTATCTGGCTGTTACGATGCCAAATATCATTTAGATAAGTTCTATACTAAAGGTGGAGTTATTACGTGTGATACAATCTATGTACCAAAAATAGACACTATACATACTAAGGGAGTTGACGGAAAAGACTCCCTTATATATGTTGTCAAAAATGTACCTTGTAATTGTCCTAAAGCTACTGTAGAAACAAGATGGATGACAAGGTTTGATAATAGAAGATTCAAAGATTCTTTAAAGATAGTCTCAAGGATGTATTCTGATTCCCTAAAAGCTGCTATAAAGAATAACAAAATAGATTCTAAAGAAGAAGAAGTAATATCAAAGCAAGAAAATAAACAACTGCCGTGGTGGATAACATTTTTATCAGTAATGGGAGTTATATTTATTATAATTATCCTAACTAAAATCTTGATTAAATATATCAAGACAAAATCTTTTATATAATGAAAACGAATTTAACTTTAGTAATCTTGTCAATCTTCTCATTTTTTGCTCCGATAGAGCTTTGTACAATTATTTTAATGAGTATTATATTCCTAGATACAATAGTAAAGTTAGTAGCTTTAAAAAAGATAGCGTGTGTAGAAGATAAAAAATTCAGGGATGTATTTAAATCTAAAATGCTTAGACGAGGATATATATTTAAAGCAGCAGGATACTACATCCTTGCAGGAGCTTTATTTCCATTAGACTTCTATGCATTAACTCCATTTAGTTCTAGTCTACTAAGCGCATTGGGTTATTCTTTTGTAATACCTACACCAGCTTTGTTTACTAATATGTTATTGTGTATATTTGCTTTAATGGAATTGTCTAGTATCAATGAAAATTGGTTCGATATTAGTGGTAATAACATTTTAAAAAGTACATTTAGTATTGTTAGAAAGATTAGAACAACAATAACTAAAGTATCCGATACTTGGAAAAACATTAAAAACTAAGACATGGAATTGATAGATAAGTATATTACGTTTACTAAGAAATGGGAAGGTGGACTCTCTAGAGATAAAGCTGACTCAGCGTCTAAGTTTCCTTGTCCTACGCCTTTCAAAGGCATTAGCGGATACCATACTAACATTGGAATAACTTATGCTGTCTGGAAAGAATTCTACGGTAAAGATAAAGATGCTAGATTCTTTAACATGTCTAACGAAGATTGGTTCAATGTATTCAAAACTTTATACTGGAACTCAGTAAGAGCAGATGAATTTTTGTCGCAAAATGTTGCTATATTTACGACAGGAATGGCATGGGGATCAGGCAAGAAACAAGCTGTAACATCCTTACAACAAGCGATTATTAACTGTGGAGTTGATATTGATAAAGACGGAGCGTTAGGAAACAAAACTATAGCAGCAGCTAATCTTATAAATGCACAAGTATTATTCGATGCATTACTTGCAGAGAGAGAGAGATTCTTTAAATATATAGGAAGACCTGGAACTAAGAATTCTAAATTTCTTAAAGGATGGTTGAATAGATTAGAGGACTATAGAAAAACATTTAGACCATGAAGATTAGAAACAATTGGAAAAGCAGCAGAAGACAATGGGACAAATTGTCTTTAAGATTACGAATAGGATATTTTGATATATTTACTGTAGAGATAGATGTCTCAAGAGAATTCTATATGTTGACAATATTAAACATAACTATTAAAAATAGATAATTATGGCTAAGATTAAAGACAGTGCTACAGGTAGAGAAACTACTACTAAAGTTTACAGACCAGGTGTACATGCTAAATCTAAAAGTTCTAAATTAAAGAGCTCACGTAACTACAAAAAAGCTAACGTAGGCCAAGGAAGATAATTTAAAAAATTAATCGTATATTTGCTATTATGTTATCATTACAAGATTTACAGGCTCAGATAGATGAATCACTTGCGATTAACTCCGTAGAGTCATCCTTTTCGTATGAATTTTATACAGATTTAATTAATGAGCAAAGGTCATTGTGGTTACGCAATGAGTACAATAAAAACAGAAGCATTGATCCATATGTAATACAGGATCTAAATTGCATCGAACTAGAATTAGTAGACCCTATACAATGCTGCGTTGCAGTGCCTACAGGTTGCAAAGTTTTAAGAACTAAATTAAAGATTCCAAATACAATAGAGTTTTTCTTTACTAAAGGAATTGTTTCTGTAGGTTCTCCCGACATAATGAAGCCGAGAGCTTTATTAGTAGATTATTCTAGAGTGCCTTACGTAGGCAGCGGTAGAACTAATCAAAATGCTGTTTATGCTTTCTTATACGGAGGGTACATGTACATTACGTCTAAGAGTAGTAGCCATCTAATGATGAAATATATTACCATTAGAGGAATATTTGAAGACCCTACTTCTTTAGGAGAATTTATCAATTGCTCTACTAAGCAAACTTGCTGGACTCCAGCAGACCCTTATCCAATTAATCAGTGGATGTGGGCATATATTAAGCCACAGATATTACAACAATTATTACAGAAGGGTGCAGCACCATACGATGATGCTAACAATGCGCAAGATGCAAGAATAGATGTTTCTCCTCAACCTGCTAAGTAATGGAAATGGCCAACATATATTTAAAAAGAGGCAAAGGGAAAATTGCTGGCAATATTAAGAAGGATGATTTCTTTTCTTATTATAAAAGCAATGCTAGAGAATCCCTATTGCCTAAAGATAAATATAATGCGTTTATTAAGGATTTACTAAATACCTTTAGTACAGCTATAGTTGATAACAATCTAGAGTTAAAGATTACTAAAGTAGGAAAGTTAAGAATAAAGAGTAGTCATTTGAATTTTTTTAAAGCTAATGGGGAGAAATCCAAAAGCCTAAAACCTAATTGGAAAGCTACTTGGGAATTCTGGCAAAGTAAATACCCAGGATTAACAAGAGACGAAATTGTAGAAATAAAAGATAAGAAAGTTATTTATCACGAGAATGAGCATTCTAACCAAGAGTTTTATGAGCATTACTGGGATAAAGCAACAATTAATTTAAAGTATAAAAGTTTTTATGTATTTAAAGCATCAAGACAATATTCTAGATTAATTGCTAAAATAGTTAAAGAACCAAATCGTAAAGTATTTTATTATGGATAACGAAACAATGGAAAACGAAGGCTCCTCTAAAAGTGTGGAGACTGTAGTAAAGACTACTAGAAAAGAATTTGAAGACGGAAGTTACGAAGAAACACGCGTTGAAGAAGTTGAAGGTGGATTTATTACAACCGTTTGTACTCGTAAAAAAGTAAACGGAGAGTGGGAATATAAAGATGAAAAATCAGTAAGCGTAGAAGATCCTACTAAAGATACTTCATCTGAAGGAATCGCAAGTAGACTAGAAAGCATACTTAAAGGTATAGTATAATGTACGCAGGAAAAACAGTTTCTTATAAAGCAATCCTTGATAAATGCATCAGGGATTTCGGCTTTAACTATGATATCCACGAAGAAGAAGGAGTAGAATGGTTAGCAGAATTTATGGCACACACTAACGTGGGCGTGACTATGGAGGAAAAGATTGCTTATGTTGAATCTTGTGATGGTAGAGCAGACTTGCCATTTGACTTATATAAAATAGGCCAAGTAGCTCACATGGAAGGAATAACAACAATAGAAGAAGCTGAATGCGGGCACGGTAGAATGTACCCAATGCGTTGGAAAACAGATTACTTCCACAAAAGATATCACAAAGATACCAGAGATTATACTACCGAAGGTAGAGAAACTTACACTGTAGGTCAAGGATACATTTTCCCATCTTTTGATAAAGGTATTATGGCGATGAGCTATTCGGCTATACCTACAGACGATTGCGGCTATCCTACTATTCCTGCAGAACAACAATGGATGGAAGCAGGAGCACATTATATTGCTCATAAAATAGCAAGAAAACTTTGGTTACGCAACGAATTATCTGGAGATAAGTTTCAGATTATCGAGCGAGATAAAGAATGGTATTTTGCCCAAGCAGTAAATCATGCTAAACAATGGAACGGTGTAGATGAGGCAGAAAGCGTTAAGAACAGTGTAATCAGAACTATACCTGATTTACAGGCACATGCTTCTTTCTTTGCTAATATGCAATTGCCAGAACAAAGAAAATTCAGACCGAAAGCTGGTACAGGTTTAGTATCAACTATTAATGTATTAACCCAAAATGCACAAGGATCTAATCCTGCTACTACATAATGGAAAGACATTTAAATACATACCAAGGATTAAATAAAGATATTGCCTATGATAGCATAGATGCAACTTTATATATAGATGCGCAAGATATTAGAATCACTACTACTAATGGTGAATCAATGGGAGCATTTACGAATATCAAAGGGAATGTAGAATCTTTTACTATTCCTTCTGCGTATACAGCGGGACAACCTTTTGGCCCTTGGGTAGCTATAGGTATCCCAGAAATAATTGGATATACTATTATAAGAAATAGAATAGTAATATTTGTAGCAGATGATAGTGAAGCCAACGGATGGATTTATGTTGTAGATTATAATACCGCAACTAGAGAAATGCTTCCTGGATTTCCCCTATTAAAATATTATAGTCCTATTTTAAATTTTAGTAAGAAATGGCCTATTGAAGCATTGGGTTTATACGAATCTCAATGTATTCAAAAAGTATATTGGACAGATTACAATAATTATTTTAGAAGTATTAATATAGAGGAACCGTCACTAAATACTTTTTCAGCGAGCCAATTAGATATATTTCCAGATATTACTTATACACAACCGTTACTAAAAGTAATTGCAGGTGGAGGCATAGGAGTTTATGCAGGAGAATATCAAGTTGCTTATAGATTAATTACCGTAGACGGCAAAGAGACTTTAGTTTCTCCTCCAAGTAATTTAGTGCACGTTGTTTCAGATTCTGAGACTACACAATCTGCAGAGTATAATGGAGATTTATCTGGCAGTATAGACACAGGAAAAGCATTATCTTTTAATGTTGATACAAGTAATTATTCTCAATTTAATGAAATAGAATTTATTGTTGTATACCATTCTTCAAGTGTATCTACTCCTGTAGTAAATAGTGTAGAAAAAATAAGTATTAATGGCCAGTCTTCTATTACATTTGTATACACAGGCAACGAGGGTACTATTGTGCCTATAGAATTATTAACATTTACAGCAAAGAATAATCCATTTAAAACTCCTAAAACAATTACTCCTAAAGATAGTTCTTTAGTAATTGCAAACATTAAGAGCTCAACTATATCTATAGCAAGTTTATTAGGCCCAAATGAAAGCTTTGATTCTAGAACTAATAGATTTTTAAGTAATGGAGTAACTTTGCCGCATCCATTAACAGGAAGTCCCGCACAAATAGATGAAGCTAAAACTAAAAATGCTTTTAATACTACGGTTGCTCCTGCATATAGCACTAAACCTTTAATAGGATTTAACTCGGATGCACATTGGGATACAGAATGGCAAACTGCTAAACAATTTAAATATCAAGCAGATGGAACTACTCTAGGTGGAGTAGGCCCAAATATTTCCTATAACTTTCATTTAGAACCTTTTACTTTAGATTCAGGAGTAAGTGATGGAATACCTACTGTTTCTAATAATCCTGACTATGTCCTAACTCATAATTTTAATGATGGTTACGGCACTTACGAGAATACTACTTATTCTAATTTTGCCTCTCCGTTTTTATCAGGATTAATGCGTGGATATAAACGAGGAGAAACATATCGTTTTGGTTTAGTATTATATACTAAAAAAGGTGAAGCTACTTTTGTAAATTTCATTGGCGATATCAAGTTTCCAGATATTTCAGAAGAAAATGGTACAGAAACTATTCCTGGAACAGGTATTAAGTATTGGCCTACTTGTACTATAGCAAATATTACTGTCCCTATAACAACTATAGGATATTCTTTAGGAATAGAATTTAATATAGATTTTTCTAGTTGTCCTCTATTAGAATCTCAAATTGAAAGTTATCAAATAGTAAGAGTACAAAGAGAGGATGCAGACAAACGCAGATATTCTCAAGGTTTAGTAAAAGGATTTTACTTTGCTAATGTTTTAGGAAGTGATGCTGTAGATTTTAATCTACAAATAAATGGCAGCAGTAATGCTTTGCATTTATATCCTTACTACCCAACACCTGCAGGACCTGCTACTATTGTAGATAATGCGACTTTTGCTACATTAGAGGATCAAGAAAACGATCCATCTCCATACATACCAAAATTTGATGATTATTTAATTAAAGGACAACATTTAGGATTTTATTCCCCCGAATTATCTTTTAAAACTGGGAATGCTAGTATTGCAATGGCAAGTTTAAGTAATTCTCCTTGTATGTTAATTACTGGGGCATACGCTTTTGGTAATACTTCACAAGCTACAAATTCACCAAAAGATTTTAGTGCTCAAAATTTAGGACAAATATGTTACGATAAAAGAACTACTCATAAAGGATCGTATCCTGTTAGTTATAATAGCATAGAAAATATTAAAAGATTTGCAGATTTAACTTATATGCAAATGCCTGATACTTCCAGTTATGAGGACAGAGTTACTTCTGCATACGGAGGATATGCCATGCGTAATTACTACGCAATCGATGAGTATGACAAACCGTCTACTAATTTAAATAAACCACAAGGAGCTACTAATACAGACACACCTGAATTTAATAGGGCAGGTACAAGTATTATAGGCAGAATTGCTAAAATAACTCAAGATCCTTTAGGGGGTACTCCCCTAGTTACTTCATCTGCTTACGATTATTTTAAATCTCCATATATAAATTATTTATATGTTAAAGACCTTATAACAAGTTCTTCTTTAATAGGAAGTTCAGCAACATTTAAACCTATAGTAGATTATCTTTTACCTAAAAGTGAAGTATACGGAGGATTTAGTCAAACAGCATTAGAAACTAATATCTTTATAGGCGCTTCTCCTGTAATAGCTAAAACAAATCTTAATCCAAAAGTTTTTGGTGGAGATATTTTTGTAAGTATGTTCACAGTGCAAATAAAAACAATGGAATTTAATACTAATTTTTATAAGGACAGTAAATATCATCAAAATAATACTCACACAGAAGCATATCCAGTAGAGACTCAATTAAATTTAGAATTAGCCGCAGGATCCACTTTAAGAACAGAAGTTAAATATACTCAAGCAGGTTTACAAGAAACTTATTTTAGACAAGAAACTAATAACAGTTATACTACTTACGGCAAAACTAATTTATTTATGTATGCTTATAATGGAGTATATTCTAGAGACAATTATGATGTAACTTTCTTTGTGGAACCTATTGGAGGAAATAACTGCAACGTAAAAGTAAATGATGTTAGAGCTTATTTATCTAATGTTAAAATAAATGGAGAAGTAGTAGATTCTTGGACAAAGTTTGGTGCTAATAATTATTATGACATAGATGACTATGGTCCTATTAATAAAATAATTAACTGGAAAGATACCGTACACTTTATACAAGATAGAGGAATAGGAATCTACGCTATTAATAGGGCTGCTATAACTACTACAAATGATGGAGTACCTACTCAATTGGGTACAGGATTAGGTTTTGGTAAACATCAATATTTTTCTAAAGAAAATGGTTCTATCCACCAATGGGGAATTAAAACTACTAATTTAGGTATTTACATATTTGATGCTATCCGAAGAAAACTATTAGTAGGTGTTGGTGGTGGACAATTAACAATGTTATCCGAAGCAACAGGTTTACACTCCCTATTTCAACAATTGCCTGATACAATATTTTTACGTAAAGAAGACGAAGGAGATAATCCTATATTAGGCAAAGGGATTACTATCGGAAAAGACCCTATCAATGATGAAGTTATATTTACTTTTTTAGAGAGCGGACTTTATTTATCCCTATTAACTAATACTACTTATTATATAGGAGATATTGTTTATTTAGGAATAGCTTATGGATACGTACAAGTAACTACTCAATTTACTACAGGTTCTAATAAGCTTACAAATATAGGAATTGCTTTAGCAAACTCTGTTACATATACTCCTAAGAATGTATCTATAGTGTATGATGAGATAGCACAGAAGTTTTCTTCTATGTACTCTGCTACACCTAAAATATGGATAGATAATAGTGATATTTTATTAAGTCCTAGTCCAGATGCTAACAATGTTGTGTATACTCACAATATAGGAAACTACGGAGAATTTTATGGTAATGTAGAAGAAGCTTCTATTACATTAGTAATTAATCCTCAAGCAGATATCAACAAGATATTAAGAACATTAGAATTTAATTCTATTGTTAGAGATGATGCTAAAGTAATAGATAGAGATGTTACTATTACAGCATTTAGAATAAAGACACAAACACAGGATACAGGCAAGGTATTATTCTCTGCAAATAGAATTAAACGTAAGTTTGATAAGTGGAGAGTTAAAATTCCTAGAGATATAAATACAACTAATCAACATGGACGTTTGAGAAGTACACATTTTATTGTAACTTTATACTTTGATAATACTGTTAATAAGCAACTTATAATGAATCGTCTATTGTCTTACTTTGATTACCAAATATTCTAATGAAAAAGAAACCTAAAAATATACCAAGCCCTTATAAGTTTCCAGGTACGCCTATCTTTAGAGACACTACTGCTTTGCCTTTTGCAGACGGAGGTCCTCTAAATGACAAAACTAATCACGGTAAGATATTAAATAGTGTTTATGCTTCTGCATTAGGTAATTATTATAAAGACGGAGGACAATTTCAAGGTAAATATTCTCTACCTGAAGATAGTTTTAGACAAGGTGGTAAGAATCTACATGATAGTATTTATGCATCTTCTCCACAACAATACCCAGGAATATATAACTTTGGTGGCACTTTAAAAAACAATTTAGCTACTAGACAACAAATGTACATGCCTCTTGACCATATTACTCGTAATGGTGGTAGTATATTGTCAATGTCTAATACTCCAGAAATGTCAGGAGAAGGAAAAGATTTAACTTATCCTGAAGATTCTTATGCTTATAATAATGGCGGTAATCTAAATAAACAAATAGTAGATAATTCTACACAACAATACTATAATACAAATAATATGATGAATTATAAGCCAGGTGGATCAATCCACATTAATCCTGCACACAAAGGGGATTTTACAGCTAAAGCTAACTCTGCAGGTATGGGAGTACAAGAATTTGCTTCTAAAGTATTAAGTGCACCTGAAGGTCAATACGACCCTAGCACAAGACAACAAGCTAATTTTGCTAAAAATGCTGCAAGTTGGAATCACGCAATGGGAGGTAACATGTACGCTAACGGAGGTTCTTTTAACAACAAAGGTTTTAGATCACTGCCTACTAATGTGCAGAATAAGATTAAGTCTAATTCATTTGCTGATGGTGGTTCTATGGGCCAGTTAACCGAGTTTAATGAAGGAGGAACTCATGAAGAAAGTCCTTTAGGAGGAATTCCTCAAGGTACTGCACCTGACGGTAAAGTAAACTTAGTTGAAGAAGGAGAAACTAAATTAAATTCAGAAAATTATGTCTTCTCAGATACTTTGAAAATAGATAGAGATACTATGGCAACATTTGCTATTCCTAAAACTGATGTAGGAAAAACATTTGCTGAAGTTTCTAAAAAAGCAAATAGACCAAATTCTCGAAGAGAGAATGATACTATAGAACAAGTAGCTATTAAAAGAGATTTAGATAATTTAATGAATGCTCAAGAAGCATTTAAAGCAAAAGAAGTTCAAAAGAAAATAGAAGAAATTCAATCTCTTGACCCTAATGCATTAGCACAAGTAGCACAATCTTACCAACCACAGGGAATGCCTCAACAAGAAGGTGCTCCTCAAGGTATGGAAGAAATGCCTCAAGGGCAACCATCTGAAGAAGAGATGATGATGGCACAAGGTCAACCACAAGAACAAATGGACCCTGCAATGATGCAACAAATGATGGCGCAACAAGAAGGACAAATGGCTTACGGAGGACCAATGTCTTATAAGTGTGGTGGTAATATGTACAACTTTGGTGGATTTGTAGATGACAATTCTGCAGGTTTAGCTAGTGCTGGTACTGGTGCTCTATCAGGGGCTGGTACTGGGGCAATGTTAGGAGCTGCTACAGGGCCTTTAGCATTTATTGGAGCTCCTCTTGGAGCAGCTATTGGAGGTGTTGTAGGAGGTGTTTCTGGATTTTTAAAAGGACATAAGCAAGATAAAGCAGAACAATTAAATGAACAAGAAGCTTCTAATGCTGCTAAACAACAAACTCCAGAAATGCAATTGCAAAGAATGCGGGACCCTAATTTTATGATGCCTAACGGACAAAGCAATCTTAATGCAGGAGGCGGACCAGGTTTTGCTAATGGCGGACATTTATACCCTACTAATTATCCAACTTATATGAACAATGCTGGCCCAATGGGACAACCATTAACTAACTTGTACGAAGAAGGCGGTAATCAATATGGAGGAGATTTAGATTCTCCTACAGAAGATGATATGATTGCTAGATTAGAGCAAGAAGAAAGTGATATGGCAACTCGTTCATTTGAAGGAGGAGGAACTTTTAATGTACAAGATAGAGATATGTTTGGAAGTATTAGACCTTCTAATATTGACTATACTCAATATAATTCTGAACTAGCAAATCCTTTTAACAAAGAAGCAATAGATGCAAGAAGAGCAGAAGGATTAATTCCTAAAGATGCTAAATTTGGTGAGAATACAATGACTAAAGAAGAATTAGCAAAGTATTTATCGGATTTACAAGCTGCAGATGAAACTTTAAAAGATAAGAATCCTGACTTAAATATGAATCAAACTTTAGGACAAGCTGCTGGTTTAGCTTTACCTGCTGCTTACAATATAAGCCAAGGCTTATTTGGTAAAGTAGGTAAATTAAATCCTGAAGATTACTATCAAAAAGCAGACTTTACTCCTTATGAGTATAATATTGATCCACAAAAAGCTCAAGCTAATATAACTTTTGCACAAGCCCAAGCTGCAGCTAGAAATGCTGCTCCAGGTGCAGGAGCTTATTTATCTAACATGCAACAAGCAGGTTTAATGAGAAATGATGCTTACGCTAAATTATATGCTGAAAAGCAAAATATAGATGCAGCTAATGCATTAGATGCTAAAGTTAGAAATAAAGCTATTGAAGCGGCTAATAAAGGTGTGTTATCAAATGTAACTGATTACAACATTAAGGCTAAAGAGGCTAAACGTCAAATGTTAGCTGCAGGATTGAAACAAGGTGCAGACATAGCTAAAGGAGCTTCAGAGATGGATGCACAAGCAGCATACATGAAATTATTAGCACCTGACTATGCAGGAACTTTTAATTATAACACTATCTTTGATCAATTAGCAGCTAAAAGAAAAGAAGCTAAAACAAATGCTAATAATAAAATTGTTTAATTATGCCAATTAGTCCTTATAGTACTCCGATACAATACGAATATAAGCCTCTAAATTTATCCGCTTTTGCTGCGCCTCTTAGTGAGATGCAGCAGAAGTTTGATATTGCAACAGAACTAGTAGACGCTACAGATTTTGCTATAGAAAATCTTCCTTACGGAACAGATCCAGAAAGAGCAAAAGAATTAGTAAAAATTGTTAAAGATAAAAAAGATGAACTTGCTAAAAATTTATCTGAAACTAAAAACTATAAGCAAGCTACTAGCAAATTAAGAGAACTAAATACTCTTTGGCAAAAAGATCCAGAATTAAATGCATTACAATCTAATGCTAAACTGTGGGCACAAAGAGATAAAGAAGAAAGAGAACGTATTGATAAGCCTGGAGGAATAACAAGGGACCAATATATTCAATGGAAAAATGATGAAATTAATAGGTACAAAAAAGGAGAAGGGGCTAAGTTTGAAGCAACTGCTGCTGACAAAAAAGGTACTTATAATATAATTACAGGTTCCACAGGTAGATTAGCCGATTTAGATAAAGAATTTAGAGATTTGCAAATAGAAATTGCAAAAATGAATCCTGAAAAATCTATTAGTTACTTTACTCAAAATGGTGTTTCAATGAGTCCTGAAGAAAAAGTATCTTTTCAGACTACTGTTGATTCTAAGGATGCGGGAGAAATTGCACGAGAAACTGAAAAGTATCTACGTCAAATACCTAAGTTTAAAGCTTGGGGAACTGAAGTAGCTAAATATAATTTTGGAGAAAAAAGTCAATACGGTGAAAACTTAAAAGATGTTGGAGAGCCAATAGTAAAATCTACTTTAGCATCTATTGATGCAGAAATTGCTGCAGGTGTTGCTTCAGGCATTAAGAATAAAAAAGATTTTAAAAAAACTGAAGATTATAAATCTTTAATGGATATAAAAGAGGATTTAACTAAAATGAGTGAAACAGGGGAATATGATTCTAATATGATTCAGTCTTTATATACTCAACAACATTTAGATAAATTATACGGTTCTGAAGATATTGCAAATATATTAGCTTATAAAAATACTAAAGTAACAGGAAGTGTACGTAAAAATTATGAGTGGGAAGCTGCTCAGAAAGCTGCAGAAGCAAATGCTGGAGTTGTTATTACTCCAACTACAGAAGAAAAATATAGTATAAATTCTATAAGTAAAGAAAAAACATCAACTAGTAAAGATTTATATACAGCGGCTAAAAGTATAAATAATCTTAGTGGAGGTGTTGTTAGGTCTGTTATTATGGGCGATAAAAATAGTAGTGATTATAAAAAATTAATTAAAAATCCTGGTCAAATTGTAGCAAAACAAAAACAACTATTAGGAGCTATTACTACTACTAAAAATAGTAATGGAAATTGGCAAAACTTTAAAAATGAAGCCAATTCTAGGGGAATTAAAATGTCTGATAATGAAGCTAAAACTTTGTGGACAAATTTGACTAAACAAGGTAATCTAAGTATAACAACATTTGAAGATTTAATACAAAAATCTGACGGTGCTTTTGTAAAATATAATAATGCGGAAAATTTATTAGAAAATATAAAGAAAAGTGCTGAAGAAACTGATGAATATAAAAAAGTAATGAATGACGTAGGGCAATCAGAAAAACTTAATATTAAACTGCAACCAGGAGAAGATTATAAAACTTATCAGGAAAGAGCAAAATTATTTAGTGGTTTAAGTTATTCTAAAGAACGTCTTAAAAAAGCAGGAATAACTCCTTCAGGATTAAACCAAGATCTTACTTTTAATCAAGTAGCTAAATTGCACGGTTATAAAAACTTTGAAGATGCAAGTAAAAAAGGATTTAATTTTAAAGGAGCTACTACTAAAGAAGGATTTTTAGGTTCAAGTGGCGTTAAAGTTGATAATATTATAAAAAATACTATTAATGATGTATACCAAAAAGGACTAACTAAGCAAGAAATGGCTTATAGAATAACAGGTAGTAAAGAAGTAGATAAAGTATTAGGCGGAACTTTTTTAGCCGCCACAGATTTATTAAACTTTAATCCTGCTTATGCTGAAAATTGGAATGACCAACCTGGATTTGACGAAGAAGGTAATTTAGCTGAAGGCACTAAACTTAATCCTAATAAAAGTCCTAAATTAGCTATGCATGGAAATAGATTATTATTTGAAATTCCTATAATAACTAAAGGAGGCGGAACTTCTACAGTAACTGTTGAGCCTAAAGCAGGTATGAGTGTATTTAATACTAAATTATTAAAACCTTTAGAAATAGCTACACGTACTGAAGATCCGCATGATAAGCAAGTTAATTCTATGCTTAAAGTAGCATTATTTAATAATAAATTTAAAGATAATAATCTTTCTACACAATTAGTTAAAAGTGTTAGTCCTAAAGAAAAGACTTCAGTTTCTTTATATAAAGTTCCTTATGATAATAATAGTGTGATAGAAGTACGAAAAATACAAAATGAATCTGGTACTGATCCTATATTAAAAGTAGCTATTGTAGATAAAAATACTGGTAAAATAACAGGGTTTGTAACAGATCCAAATACAGGAAAAGATTGGTATAAAAATGCAGAAAGCAACGGAGCATCAGACGCTGCTAAAGGATTTATGATGGAAATCCTAGAAGATTAACGCAAATTACGTATTTTTGTTACAATAATATTTATTATGGATAAAAAAAATAGTTCAGACAAGAGCAAAACTGTTCTTTCTCCAAGAGAACAAGGTAAGATTCTTGCAAGTAAGGCAGATAAAACTTTAGGATACGATAAAGAAGTAGTAGATAGGATAGGGGCGGGACCTGAAGCAGAATTTACAGGTTTGCAAGCTACTTACGGTCAAAAAGATGAACACTTTTTTGACCCTTACGAAAATCATATTAATAGAAATACTCTACGTGGGGGTCAATTTTCTGTAGAAGAATTAAATAAAATTAGAGCTACTAACCAATCTAATTGGGATCAAGCAGGTAATGCTGTAGCAAGAGTTGCTGTAAACGTAGTACCGCAAATTGTAAGTGGATTTAGTTCAATGGTCGATCTTCCTGGATACTGGGATAGTGAGCATGCTGCACAAAATAGCATAGTAAATTGGGCACAAGATTTAAAGAAAGAAGTAGATGAAGATTGGTTCCCTATCTATGAGGAATCTCCTCAGTCTATGAATATTAGCGATCCTGCTTGGTGGATGTCAAGAGGTTCAGGATTAGTAGAATCAGTGGGTAGTTTTCTTGCACAAGGTGCGGGAATGGGTAAAGTACTTTCTGTGGGATTAAAAGGTGTAGCATCTTTATCAAAAGGTAAAGATTTAGCCCGAATGATAATGGGTGCCCAAAAATCTAAACAATTATTACAAGGAACAACAGGATTAGCAAATGCTGTAGCACTTAATCAATCTGAAGCAGTTATTTCTGCTACACAAGTATTTAATGATACCTACCAAGATAATTTAACTAAAGGTTATAGTATAGATAAAGCAAAAGCAATGGCTGCTCAAGCTGCTTCTACTACTATGAATTTAAATAGAATTAATATTTTATTAAATTTATCATCAGCTTCTGCGTTTATTACTCCACTAAAAAGTACTAGACAGTTATTAAAGCAAGCATCAAAGACTGCTGTTGCGGGTAAACTAGTCGCAGAAGGCGTTCAAGAAGGAACAGAAGAACTTATAAATCTTGTAGCAGAAAAAGCAGGTACAGCAAAAGGAAAAGGTAAAGATTATACTTTTCAGAATGCAATAGAAGATATGGGTACTATGGAAGGCTTTGAAGCAGCTTTCTTAGGAGCTATTGGAGGTATAGCACAAACAGGAGGAACTAAAGCATTAGAGTACTCTAAGTATGGCCCAGGAAATACTTTAGATGCTAATGGAAATAAGATTAGTAAGGCTACTTATGAAAGAGAGCAATATGCTAAGCAACAAGAGATTTTAAATGATTTAAAGGAAAAAGGTGTCAATAGTACAGACATATTAAAAAACTTTAGAGATAATTTAGTATTACAAGCAAAATTTACTGCAGCATCGGAAGCAGGCAATACCGAAGAAGTAGAGAAACTAAAAGAACAGATATTTGAAAACCAAGCTATAAGATCTTTTGAAAGTGGGACTACAGAAACTTTAGAAGAATTATATAAAGCAGAGGCTGCAAAAAATCCTGAAGAAGTTGGACAAGAGTATATAGATAATGCTAAAAATGCTATAGTAAAACTAAAAGAATTAGAAGCTGTATACAACAATTTTGAGGATTATGCAAATGTTGATGAGATATTCTTTAATAGGTCTAATAAAATTAGACTAGATGCTATTGCTAAAAATACAGAAAATTTAAAAAAACAAGCAGACTTCCAATTAAGTAAAGATTTACATACTATTGCTGCTAAATATACTTACGATAGAGAAAGAGAAATTCTTCTAAAAAAAGATGGTAAAGTTACAGGCACAGAAAAAGTAGTAGATAAAGTACCTTTAAGTTATTCTGCATCTGATTTAGAAAATAATCAAGGTCGTACAGAAGAAGAGCAAGCTATTTATAATAAATTCTTAGCAGAAGTAAAAGCATTGCCATCTTTTAAAGCTGCTACTAATATTGAAGAAAATTTAGATAAATTAGAAAATGAAGTTCTAAATAATTCTAAAGAATTTGAAGAAATTACTAGTCCAGAATATCAGAAAAAAGCTGAACAGCGTAAAGAGAATGCTGTAAGAGTAAAAGAAGCACATGCTGCTTTACCTAAAATTAATAATATTTCTGAAATAGAAAAGCTAAGAGATTCTATTGACGATAAAGATTTTAAAGAAGCTGCTAATAAAAAGATTGCTTCCTTAGTAGAAGATAATAATATTGCTGCTAAGAATAAACAGACTACTGTAGTAGTAGATAAATTAAATAATAAAATAAAGAATGCTACTTTAGAAAATATAGAGGAAATTTCCGATGAAATATCTAAGGCAGAGATATCTCAAGATCATAAGACTAACTTAAATAATGCATTAAATGCTCAAATAGGTAAACTAAATGGAGAACCTGTAGTAGAAGAAGACGTAGAAGAAGAAGAGGAAGACCCTCTTGCTAATTTTAATTCAAAAACTCCTGAAGAGTTAGAGGCTGAAGTAGAAGCTGAAAATAAAAGCTTTGGTACTAATATTCCTAAAGATTTTCCTAATCCAAATTCTGAAAAAGAAACAGTAGAAGATGAAGTAGCTAATGCTGCTCAAAAACTTGCTTCTGAGGATAAGACTATGATTATTGGCCAAGATGAACAAGGTAATTTAATTTATGGCTATGCGAGAAGTGCTGAGGGCCATAATAGAGCTGCTTATTTATCAAGAGAATTTAATCAGACTGAAGCCACAGGGAAAGTAGACAGGGAAGAGTTAGGAAATAGTTTGGATAATATAGAATTATTAAATCCAGATTTCTTAACAGAGGGCACTGCTCTTAACATGGCTGTAGATACAGAATATGCTGGAGACAAATACGATCCTAATTCCGATACTAGACAAAAAACTCCTTGGGTATTAAGAAAAATAGAATTACAAAAGTTAGCAGAATCTAAAGGTATTCCCCTAACAGAGTTAGATGAATACATTGAAGAAGTTCCTATTAAAGTAACTACTGATGAAGGAGATACTGTTTTTTATGTACACGATAATTCTTGGTATAAAGAAGAAAATCTAAGTGCTACTGCAGAAGAAATTGCTGAGGATAGAGAAAAGAATTTTAAAATTAGAAAAGCAATAGTTTCAAAAGGAGTACCAGTAAAGACTAAGGTATCTTATAAAAGTTTTGGTAAACTGTTTAAAAGTTTTGATGGTAAAGCTATAGCAGTGTCAGAGGCAATGCCTGATCCTAATCTTATTTTTGCAGTAGGACGTAACGGTACTTTCCAATTACCTGGAGATGCAAGTATTGTACTAAAAGGTGGTACTATATTAAAAAGTACAGCAACTGATGGTAGAGTTTATGCTATCGTTAAAGTTGGTCCTAAAGAATATTTACCTATTCCACTAGAAAGACAACCTATTTCTCAAGAAATAATTGACACTGTAATGTTCGCGATTGAAGCGCATTTAACAGGGGATACTGAAAACGCTGTAGTTAAGGCCATAGCAGAATCCTCCCTTGGCTTAGACATTACTACTCTCCCAGGGTTATCAAAATATTTAAATCAATTTATTTATTTATTCCCTACAGATAAAGCTGCTTCTTTAGAAAGTTATTTAATTAGAGGTGGATCAGAAACAGAATTAAAGTCTAACATGCCTTTAATTAGTGTTACTGCTACGGGTATAGAATTTGGTCGTCCTGGAGTTAATATGGGGTCTCATTCTAAGAATGGGGTAAAAGTCGTTAAAGCTTCTATAGTACTATCTCAAAACTTTAAATCTAAAGTCGGTGAAGCAACTAATAAAGCGGGACTATCAAAACTTAGAGCTACTTTAGAACAATTTACACCACTTTCTAATGCTAGCAGAAAAGATTTAGCGGCTAATAAAGATTCAATAATTTTATTGGATAATGCAGGTGCTACTAAAACTGTTAAATATTCACAAGTAGTAAAAGACTCTCATAAAACTAATATACTGTCTGTAAATGTAGGTTCTGCAGAAAACCCTGTATGGGCTTATACTATTCAGCCTACTATTTTATTTGATACTGCTTTTGCAAAATTAGGTAAAGGAAAACAAAAACGTGCTGCTAGGCCTAAAGCTAAAACAGCAATAGCTAAAGGAGTAACAACTGCGCCTGTAACTGCAAAAAAAACAGTCCCAACCGTTGCCCCTACAAATCAAGCAGCTGCGGAAGCTGATATAGAAGCAAGAAGACAAAAAGAATTATTTCTTACTGAAAACAAATTGTTTGCAAATGTAAATCTTGGACAAAACCCAACAGAAGCATTATTAAAAAAACAAAAAGAAATTGATGAATTTAATAAAATAGTTCAAGAAAAAAGAGATAAAATCAATGCTAAATATGATGCAGAACTAAATGCTTTAGAACAAACTACTACAGCTGATATAGAAAATAATAATTTTGTAATTAAAATAAAAAAAATAGGACAAGCCTATGCAGGAGGAAAACTATTTGTAAATACAAAACAAACAGGAAAAGAATTTTTAGAACAAGTCAATTATGAAATGTACGGTGAAAAAGTTCAACCAGAACATTTACTATATTTCAAAGATAAATTTGATGGACAATTATATGATTTAATCAATAGAGGATATAAAGAACTTACAAGTAAAACTTTTGAAGAATATGATGCAGAACTTGCTGCTTTAAAACAACAAGAAGAAGTAACAGCTGAAGAAGAAGTAGAAACGTTAACTGAAGAAGCTCTAATAGAAAGTTGTGCTAAGAGTATTATTGCTAATGGCACTAATCTAACAGAATTAAACGGTATTTTAGAAAGCTTTGATTTAGGCGCAATATCGGAAGAACTTGTACTGCAAGCAAACTTTACTTCACTAGAACAGGCTCAAGCTTCTTATGCAAAAGCTAAAGAAATATTTATTGCTAACTCTAAAAAAACTGAAACTATTACTTTACCAAATGGTTTAGTAATTAAAGCAAACAAAAATGATGTAGACAGCAATCCTTTAGAAGAAGATGAAACAGACGAACTAGTTTCAGAAATGACTCCTGAGCAATTAAATGCTCAACGAGAAGAAATTGACGAAATGATTGTTAGAGGTTTAGATACTGCTACTCAATCATCTTTAATTGCTTATTTGTCTTCTGACATTGTAAATGAAGGTTTAAAAGCTAAAGAAGTTGCAGGTAAAAAACAAGTACAAGTAAAACCTATTTTAGATAAACATTTAGAATCTTTTAAACAATTATCTAAGTTTTATAAAGAACAAGGATTACCTAATAAAGCTGCAAGATTGGATTCAGTAATTGCTCAATTTGATAAAGTACGTAGATTAGTTAATCAAAATATGAGTAAATTCTCTACTGGGGATGTTTCCGAAGATGTAGAATTAGATGACAATGAAGGAGTTTCAGGTTTAGTTCGTACTGCTTACACAGATGACTGGGCATTTACTGTTAGTGCAAAGTCTACATCATCTGCAGACCTTAAGAAGTTCTTTAGTATTGTGCAAGCACAAGACGAAGAAGGGCCTATGGTGAATCTATTAGGATTACCTGAGATACTTTCTTACGATGTTGTGTTTAATACTTTACAAGAATTATTAACAAATATTCCTGCAGATTATTCTACGATGTTAGACATTTTAGAATTACACCAAGAGAAATTCCCTTGGATTAAATCTGCAATAGCGCAATTAGAAGCTGCTCCAGAAAAAATTCAAAATGAATTTGTTTCCGCAATGACTAAGCACCACATTAATATGCAATTTATTATGTGGAGTAAAGATTACAAAGGAAATTATTCTCTACAAAAATGGTCTAGTAATTCATCTTCTATTGAACAAAGATTAAAAACTATTTGGAATTCTAATTTAAAAGGGGTAGCTACTCAAAGTAATTTAATAACTGTAAATGAAGACGACGAATATGTCTTCAATGAAGTAGTAGCAAAGGGATTAAAAGATCAAGCTGCTGAGTGGGCTAAGAACCCTGCTGAAGTAACTAACGACGAGTTAGCTATATGGTTAGGTAATTTTGGAATAGTGCTCACAGATAAGACTTATGAAGATTTAAGAAAAGGTAAGTTTAATAATAACGGAAGAAAACCTTGGAATGCCTTATTTACTAATGGAGCAGGTTTAGTAAAAGCACTATCAACTGCTTTAGATAAAAAAGTAAAAGGGAAAGTTAATTTTGAAGATTCAGAATTACTTAATGACTCCGTAGTAAAAGCATTAGCTAAATTAGAAGCAACTAATAACCTAAATACTTTTAGTAATTCTTTTCAAGCAGGTGGTAAAACTATTTATTCTTATGGAAATAATAATTTCCTTATTAATAGAATGAGAGATTTAACCGCTTATAATTCTGAGGATGGTACATTTGTAAATCCAGACTTAATTAAAAATTTACAAAATATTTCTTTTACTAAAAATAGCTCTTGGCTAGCAGACTTAATTAATAAAGAGGATGCAGGAATAGCAATGAGAAATAATTTTAAATTAAATTATTTGTCTCTTGAAGCGCTTAAAAAAGCATTTACAAAATCACAAGATAATAGAAAATTAAATAACTTAACTACAGCAGAACACGAAGTAGCTAAAATTGCCTTTTTCCAAAATGTATCTGGAGATAATATTAACGGAGAAGATCGTAGAATAGTAGATTTCTTTTATCCTACAATGTCCGATAAAACTACTATGCTAACTGTAACTAGTTTGGCTAGAGAATTAAAGTTAGAGGATGGAGAAATTTCTCTAGAAAATCTTGAATTGCTTTATAATGCGTTAGTAGTACCAGAAATAAATAGAATCCGAGATAAGCAATCTACTAATATTAAAGGATACGAGCCTAATTACTTCTATTTCCTACACAGTTTAAATACTTTAAAAATAAGCAGTGATGCAGGGGGAAAAGATAGAGCATTCTTAGATATCGTAAAAGATAAAGATGATACCGTATATTCTACAGAAGTTAAAGCAGCTGTATTAGCTGAAATTAAAGGAATATTTGATAATTTATTAACAAATAAGTTAGCAGACTGGGACAAGTTAGGTATAGGTAAAGTTATTACTGATGATAAAGGCCGAGTTACAGACAACTATTCTTTCTTAGATAAAGAATATATGACTCGAGTAGCAAAAGGTACAGGCGCTTCTAAAACAAAGTATGCAGCAGCTGATTATATATTTAACTATTTAATTGCTAATGCTGAAGCACATAAATTATTTGCAGGAGATCCTGCTTTATATGCTAAGTTTAATTCTAAGAAAAGTTTAACAGAGAATCTATCAGAAACTTTTATAAACATTGGTAAACGTCTTGCAGGAGATATTGCTCCAGGAATGGAGTTAGCTAATAGTGCTAATAATAAATATTACCAAGTATTCTTTGAGGATGAGAAAATGGAAAGTAATAATGTTAAAGATTCTGCACAAAAAGAATTTTTCTCTAAAATTATTAAAGACTTTGCAAATAATTACTCAGGAATAGAAGGCTCCGATGCTCAGGAATATACTACTTGGAAAGAGCATTTATACGTAATGAAGCAATTAGGTAGATTGACTTCTGTACAGTATAAAGATTTCTACAAGAAATTAGAAGCACAATCTAGAGGAGATTTTAGAGAGTCTAATAAGCTTTCTTACGAGGACATGGGTATTATTATGCAGCCAATGAAACCTGTATATGTAGGTAATACTGCTTCTGCTGAGGATAATGCTGATAAACGTATTTATATTAAGTCTTCTAGTTTTCCCTTATTACCTGAACTTACGGTAGGGATGCAAATAGATAAAATTCGTAAAGGATTAGAAACTTTTGAAACTGAAATAGGAAGCAAAGTAACTGCCGATGGAACACCTGCTTTTGTAAGAGCTTCTTTTGGAACTGCCAATAAAGTAGGAGCAATTAAAAATGCTGTTAAAGTATTCAATAAAGACGGTAATGTAGTAGATAATTTAGTAATATCTGAAGATAATGCTTTACTATTGTCTAGACAAAACTTTAGAATACAGCAAGATGTTCCTTATAAAAGAGAAAAAGATTCTGTAAATATTGGTACTCAAGAACGTAAGCTATTATTTGTAAATACTTTAGACTTAGAAATTGAACCAGGTGTTAAAGGTGACGATTTAATGGCATTGTATAATAAAAATTATTTAGAATTATACGAATATGCTTACGAAGAATTGTCTAATAAATTAGGATTAGTAGAAGAAGTGAGTTCTAAAGCAGACATAACTTCTTTATTAACTGTGCCAAATTCTACTATATTTGATCAAAATGAGGTATTAGTAGAAAAACTAAAAGGCGCTAGTCCAGTGACTAAAGTGCAATTACAACAAGATTTTGCAGAAGAAATAGGCGATAATACATTAGAAAGAGTTAACTTTATAAACAAAAATTTCAATAGTATTATTGAATCTCTAGTTGCGGCTAATATGAATGTCTTCTTTGACGAGAATAAAGAATTTAAAAAATGTTAATAATGGAAAAATTACTTAGTGAAATAGAACAAAAAGAATTAAACAAGTTTGGTACTTTAGAATTAACAGCGTCTCAAAATTACTTACATCTAAGTAATAGAATGAAGACTTTAGGATATTTTGGAGCAGAAAAGTTTTTTCTTTCTGAGTCTAACAGTGAAAGAGAACACTATCAAAAGATAGAAAAATTTGCTAATGATTTAAATAGTGAGCTTTCTGTAGGGGCCTTAGAAGCTGTTACCAGTAGTATATCTGATATTAAAGGTGCACTAGAGCATGCCTTTGAAATGGAAAGAGATTTACTATTTGCTTACGAAAGTGCCGCAGTAAAATCTGACTTATCTTTAAAAGTAGCGCTTTTATTACAAGATTTTACTACGCACCAAGTAGGGGCTGTTGGGGAATATTTAGATTTATTAGCAAGATTAGCTCTCACAGATAACATGTTACTATTTGATCAAGAATTAGGCAATTAATAAATATTAGTATGGCTTGTGAATATTTTGTTAACGGAGATTGGGTAACAGAAAATCAATTAAAAGAACTTTTAAATGCAGGACTGTTAGATACTTTAATCTCTGATGGAACAATTGATATAAAAGGGTTTAAGTTAGATTCTGCTAAAGTAATAAAAACAGAAACTTTTACTAAAAAACATGAAGCCATACCTGCTTCTAAATTAGCTAAAATACTAGCTAATGAAGTAAAAACACGTCAAGGATATCCGCAAAATATGCTGTCTTCCTTAGAGCTTAATGCCGACGGTACAGATTTTAAAATTCCTTTATGGGCATCTCCTTATAAAGATAAATTTGAGAGTTTACTTACGTCTCTCGTTAGTAATAAAGTAGTAAAGCAAAAATTCCCTGGTAACTCCTATGTACTTGGGTCACAAGAAGGTTTTCAAGTTAAAGAAGGTGACGATACTGCAGGAGAATTAAAAAAATCTAATGTAGTGTTTACTAGTTCTTTTGATCCAATTAAAGGATTACAACCAATGCGTTGGGATTTTGAGAATAAAAAAATACTTCCTGCACAAATAATGATACCATTTAAATTTAGAGATGAAAATGGTGCTATTTTATCATTAAAAGAATTTACTATAAAAGGAGAAGATGGAAGAATGTTGCTAGATACAACTAAACTTCCAGAAAAACTATTACAATTATTTGGTTTCCGTATTCCTACACAGGAGCGTAACTCTATGGCAGCTGTAGAAATAGTAGGCTTCTTACCAGAAGCTTCGGGAGATTTAATGCTAGCACCGAGGGATTTCACTAAGCAGATGGGATCGGATTTTGATGTCGATAAATTGTACACCTATATGTACAACCATTTTTATAAAGACGGTAAAATCCAAACAGGTTTTATGTCGGATAAAAAGAAAATTGCTGCATCTTTAAAAATTCAAACGCAGCATTTAGAAGACCTAAAAGAGCAATTAAATTTAAACAAAGAAGATAGAAAAGCAATAGATGCTTATATTGAGGAAAAAATTAATCTTAATGAAGCAGGTGAAGAAATAGTTAGTGAGAATGCTAAAAAAGCTTCAGAAGTTATTGCAGAGATATTATCTAAAGAATCTAACAAAGATCTTGCTGATGCTTTAAATAATACTTTTGAAACTATTTCAATACTTAAAAGATCATACAAAGCTTCTAGACAAAATAATATTATAGATATTCACCTTAGAATAATGAAAAGTTCTAATCCTGAAATTATCAATTCTATAATGGCATTAGACTCCTTTGGAGAATTTGAAGGTTTGGCCTCAGAAATTAATAACAGTAGAAATGCTGATAAAGCCTTACCTATTATCCTATCCGATAGCTACCAACGTACTAAATTTATCAATGCTACTGCTGGTAAAAATGGAGTAGGGTCTTTTTCACTAGATTCTACTTTTAATGCTACCGCACAGGGTAAGGAAATTACTCTTGAAAATCTAACAGAAGAAACTAGAGAAGCTTTATTTGGAACATTCTTAGACCCTAGAGTTCCTACAACTGCAGAGTTACTAGAAAATAATTTACCATTAGCTACATTTGGTGAAGTAGAATCTAAAGGAGATATATCAGGTAAATACACATTAAAATCTCAGAATCTTATAAATAAAGCTAAAGCAGAGAAAAGAGAATTAACGGATAAAGAGAAAGAATCTTTGAAATTTAAGTCTACTATTATTAGAGCTCTACAATCTACAGCTGTGGATAACGAAAAAGCACAGATATTAGATAAATTAAATATTAATGATGAAACTTTTGATGTAATTCGGGCCCTAACATTATTAGGGTTTGAAGAAAAAGAAATAGTAGGATTAATAACTCAAGAGATTATCTGGGAATATGTGGATAAATTAAGAGATGCACGATCTTCTCTAACTTCTTATAATCCAAATGCAGAGAAAGATATTTTTACAGCATTAGCTGCAAAATACGACCCTAAAGGAACTTATCAAGAATTAAATCCTAGTATATTAGAACAAATGTCTTCTAAATCTGGTGAGGATTTAATAAATAATATTAAAAATAAGAGTTTAACTATTGATCCGAAGGATAATACGCCTGATTTTAATTTAGAGCAATTAGCATTATTAGAGAAATTCCAAAATTTAACAGAAATTGGTAAAAATATTAAGGTACTACAGTCTACTATTAATACTGAGTCTAGTGGTATTCCTAAATCTTTACTAGAGACTGAAAGTAAAGTAGAACAAATACAAAGATTACCTTATTTACAAATATTTAATGCGCAAAAATTACTGGGGGAATATTCAGAAGGTAAACTTGCTGATCCTACTACTATTAACGGATATGCTTCTTACTACGGTACGATGTTTGCCGATCAAATTTTTAATGAGTATTTTCCATATAAAAATGTAGGATTTAAAACAATTATATCTGAAGTAAGAACACATTTGCCTAAAGGGGCTTCTATGAGTATGTCTAAATTAGTAGAAACTCAAGGAGAAGTATTTAATGAAATGCGTTCTTATTTATATGCCAATACTAATACTAATCTATTTGGAGAAAACCCAGACGTAGAAAGAAGAAGATTATTTATTGATTCTAAGAAAACTGCTACTAAGCCTAAAAATGATAGTTTGGCTACTATTTTAAATGGGTTATCTACCAACCCTTGGTTTCAAAAGAATGGATTCCTTAACAAACTTTCTTTTGATATTAACAAAAACGGTACTATTTCTAGAATTAACTTTGAAGCAGCTGCAGGAGAGAATTTCGACGAAAGAAATATCTACGATGGATTTAATTACTTACTAAGCAAAAACTTCTCTGTAGGAAGGTTTAACGGCATTGACTATACTAGTCGTATGTTGGCACAAGAACTTGTAGCAGCAGCTTTCCTTGAAGGAGGTAAACAAGGTTCTAAGCAATATTTGAAATTTGTTCCTACTGCATATTTAAAATCATTAGGATTTGGTGAATACTTACAAGGAGTACCGTTTGACTTTGTAAATACTTTCTACGGAAACGTAGCAGAGGATGGTCCTATTTATTCACAACCTTCTGCATTTACTAGACAATATTTACAAAATAATCCTGATAAAACTAAAACAGTTAGTTTAAGTAATTTAAAAGGAAATATAGTAGCATCTCCTGAAGGAAGCTTTACGTTAAATGAAGAAGCATTAAAAGATAACTTTGTAGAAGTTACTGACCCTAATACAGGAGAGCCTACATTAACACAAACGCATTTCTTAAGCATTTATGATACTAAGTTACCTTCTAAATATGCTTTATACGAATTTGATAGTGTAGATAGAGTTTATCGTAGAATTCCTGTTTTATCGGGTAGTTACGGATTTGTAGGTTATAATTCTCAGGCTAGAAATGCAATGCCTGCTGAAATTAAAAATGTAGTCACTTCTCCACTACCTCAACAAGGAGCTCCTGGTTATACAATATCTGGTGTACCAGTTACTCCGTCAAAAGAATTTAAAATTAACGTAGTAAATAATACTGCTAAAAAGGATACTATTGCAGATTTAGGAATATCTAGAAACTTAGCAGGTACTGCAGAAGCTCTTGATGATTTATTAAATAATATAGAAACAGCTGAAGGAGTATCTACTCTTAATCGTCAATTATTACAAATAATTAGAGGATTGCAATTACCTGAAAACTTTAATGTTACTTATAATAAAACTACTAGTAGAGGATCTTACAGCGCATCTACAGGAACTTTAAATATAAACTTAAATCATCCAAGAAATCAAGATGCTAATGGTTTAGCTGTAGTAGCTGCGCATGAGTTAATTCATACTTTCACTGCTGCTAGTATTAAAGCATACCAATCGGGTAATATTGATGGGCTTTCTGCTAAAACAATTGATGCTATACAAAAATTAGAGTCTCTTCAAAAATTATATATTAATCAATTAATAGCTAAAGAAGGTGATGAAGGATTAAAAGAATTTCAACGATTATATACAAATTTTAAAGAAGGCAGATCTACAGTATTTAGTCCTGATACAAAAAATCTACCTGAGTATCTAAGTAAATACTACGGTGCTATTAAATTAGAAGAGTTTGTCACAATGGCTCTTACAGATATAGGTTTTCAAGAACATTTAAATAGTATTACTGATGAAGCAGGAATATCTATTTGGGAACAATTAAAAGAATTATTAGCAGATTTACTTAATGCTTTAGGGCTAGATATTAAACCAGGTTCTGCATTAGCTAGTACTGTTAAAAGTACAATGGATTTAATTCAAGCTAATCAAGAAACTCTTAAGGAAAACAATATAGACACTAAAGAATTCTTTGAATTCGGCAATAGTTATAAGTTCCAAGTAGACGGTAATGGCAAAGTACTTAAAGCAGAATATGCTCAAGGAAATGGTATTTTAAAAGCAATGAATGCTAAAACTGGTCAAAAGAAATATGATGCATTAAAAAATAAACCTAATACACAAGGAGTGCCTACTATACAACCATCTACTATAAATACTTTATCAGAAAATATTAAAAACTTTGTAAACTCTGTTATACCTAATTGGATTAACGATAAAAATAATGAATTACAATTAGTAAGTGAGTTTAAAACTATTCAATTATTAGTACAGGAAGAAAGTAGTATAAAAGATAGGATTTCTTTTGGGGAAGAAGCTAAGACTCTTATAAAAGAAGGATTAAGAGGAAAAGATGTTTTTGTAGGAACAACTTTTAAAGAACAAATACCTAATTTATTATATGCAGTAATATCAGGAAAACTAGCTAAAGACGGAATATCAGAAGCTGATATGTATAGTAATATATTTAAAAATACTACTCAACCATCTATTAATATTAAAGAAGGAGTAGCAGAATTATTTAAAGCTAATCCTGAACTAGCTAAAATAGGAACTCAGGAAGAATATTCTCAATATCTTGATGGAGTATTTCCTAACAGTAAAGTAAAAAATATTCTATATCACGGTACAGCTGCTCCTAATGTTATCGAGCAATTGACTCCACAAAATGATAGAATTTATTTTAGTGATTTAACTACTGCATCTAGATATGCAAGTTGGGATCAATTTAATAGAGAACAATATGAACCAGGTGCTGCAACTAAATTACAAAGTATAGCTGCTATAGTTAACTTAGAAAATCCTACAGTTTTAGATGGAGTTAATTATACTGAAACAGAAACTAATAAAGAAGGTGACGGTATTATAGGTACTAATATTACAGATCCATTAGGAGGAATAGAAGATCAAATACTAGTTAGAAGTGCAGAACAAACTCTTGCATTAGGATCGGCTAAAGATATAAAAGGATTTAAAGAATTTGTAGCTACAAAACCAACTAGTGTTAAACCTACAATAGATACATCAAGAGAATGGTCAGGAGATTTAAAAACTAGACCTATCTATACTCCAGAAGGAGTTAATACCATGCGTACAGAAGTAGCTAACAAGAATGAACATTTTGGCAATCCTTTTAGTGAAGCTGGTTACGGCAATACTAGAAAAGTACCTACTATACAAACAGCTGTACAAGCTTATAAAGATTGGCTACTTACAGGATACGCTACTTGGTTAGATGAAAGCGGTGAAGCAGAAGATTTTGCAGGAAATCAAGAACAACGTAAATGGATACTTGATCAAATTAACCAAGGTAAACTAGACAGTGCTATTTTGTTATATGCAGGTAAGTCTGCTGCTAGAGGTCAAGGAATGCATCCTACAGCATTAGCTGAAGTAGTAGAACAATTAAGAAGTACTCAATTATCTACTCAACAACAAGCTCCAGTAAATACTAAGTACGAAATATTCCCAGGAGTATTTGCTAATGCAGGACAAACTATTGCTATTAATAAACTTAAAGAATTCTTAAATTCGGATGAAAAAGCATTTTTATTAGAAGGTAAAGGAGGAACAGGTAAGACTACTATTATTAAGCAGATACTATCTCAAGTAGGAGATAAAAGAATTTTAGCAATTGCTCCTTCTCATAAAGCTAAAAAAGTATTAGCAAAATCTTTAAAAGGCATAAATGCTGATATCAGAACTCTTGCTTCTGCTTTAGCTATTAAACTTGACGAAAGTACGGGTAAATTTGAACCAGATACTTTTGCTAGAGATAAAGGAAGAGTTCCTATTAAAAATGGACAAATTATCGTTATAGATGAAAGTTCTATGGTATCCGATGAATTACTAAGTGAAATTAAGAAATGGGTATCTCAAGGAGCTAAAGTTATTTTTATGGGCGATAGAGCTCAATTGCCTCCAGTTGGTCAAGAAAAAGATAGTGATGTTTTTGGATTAAAAAATAGTTATACTTTAACAGAAAAAATGCGTCAAGCAGCTACTTCTCCTATTATTGGTATAGGAACTAAGATAGCAGCTAATGCTGAAAACAATACTTCTAGGGTAGCTAATCCAATTACTTCTGTAGATAGAGTAGATATGTACGACGCAGTAAGTGGTTCTTCTATAACTTGGGAAAAAAGTGAAGATACAGCTTTAACTCAATTTGTTGAAGATGTACAGCAAGCTAAAGGAGATGTTAATTTTGCTAAAATAGTAACATTTAACAATCAAAATCATAGTAGTGGCCAAAGTGTTAAAAATCTTAATAGAAAAGTAAGAACTAAATTATTTGGAGATAGAGCAACTACTGAGAAATTTATTCCAGGAGAAATATTAACAGCTTATGATTCTTACAATCCTAATCAAGGAAAAGAAGAGGTAGATATAGTATTCTTTAATAGTGAAGATATGGTAGTAGTATCTTCAGAATTTAGTCCAGAGTACTTAGTAAATGTTAATGTTTATTCTGGAGCAAAAGGTACTAGAAATAAAAATTATAAATTTGATGTAGATTTGCTTACTCTTAAGGATGATGCAGGAAAAATTGTTTCTCAAAATGGTAATCCTGTTAAAATTCCTATAATAGCAGAATCTAGCAAAGAAGAATATGCTGCAACTTTAAAACAATTGTGGAATACTGACAGACAATTGGCTTACGCTTTACAAGCTAAATTTGGAAATTTAGAATACGGCTATGCATTAACTTCCCATAAAGCTCAAGGATCTACTTATACTAATGTATATGTAATGGAGGATAATATTATGGGATCTTCTAATGCAGGAAGTAATAAAGCTAAGAATCAATCTTTATACGTAGCAGTTTCTAGACCTACTACTAAACTAGTAATGGTTTCTAATAAAAACACAGGAAAAGTAGAAGCGCCTACAGGTCTTAACTTATCTGTCTTAGGAAATTTAGGAATAGATTACAGCACTATACCAACTTCTTCTTACGGTGAGGATGAAGGCAATAGAAATGAAAATAGACCAAGTGACGATGACTGGGATGCTTATCAAAAAATGATGGGTGAAAATGAGTTACTTGGCGACTTTACTTTTGACAGTGAAGAATTCAAAAATTATTTGTTAATTTGTGGTAAATAAAACATTATGGCGTTAGCGTGTCCGAATAAGAATACTAAAGAATGGAAAGACCTTGTTAAGCAAACAGGAGACACATTAGCAAATATGGCATTTGCAGCAAATGGTTACAAAATGCCTGATGTAAAAAGTATTACTGAGATAAAAAAAGCAATTAAATTTGAATCTAAAGTAGAAAATTTTGCAGGAGTTGCTGCTAGAATTAGGAAGTACAACCAACAAAATGGTACTTCCCACTATTTTACTTATAAAAATTTATGGGGAAATACTTTTGAATTAACTATGAAGTATAATTATCTTCCAGTTAATGTTGAAAAGCAAAGACAAAGAAATGCTGCTAAAGGAGATCCTGTATTTGTTGTTAATGATTTTGATAGCTCTGCATTTAATTATATGTATCCAGGAACTATTACATCAGAACGTAATGGATTATCCTCTACAGACGAATTAATTGCTAATGCAGAAAATCAAGTTATTTCTGTAGAAAGATTAAGAAAAGATAAGATTAATACAGAAATTATTAAACAGCGTCAAAATCTTGCTAATATAAAAGATCCTGCAGAGTTAAGAACTACTTTACAAAAATTAGAGAAACTAATTCAGAGTTTAGAACAATCAGAAGAAAGAGTATTATTAGCTAATAATATTAAAGCTTTTGAAGATATAGAAAATTTTGGTAAAAGTGAATTAAAAGAAGTAGAAGAATTATTAAGAAATCCAGCAGTAAGCGCTGATGATACTTATTATGCTCAACGTATTATTGATCTTTGGTTAAGAGCTGGAGATTTTTCTACGGAAGCTAATCAACATATTTTTTTAGATTCAGATGAATTTAATACTCCAGAAATACGTTCTAAATTTAGAGCATTAGCAGCCCAAGCACAAGACTTGCAAAGTGATTTAACAACTATTAAGAATAATCATGTTACAGAATTTGTACGTCAATATACAGACGGTAAATTAACGCAAGAACAGATTTTTCAAAATATTAGAGATGTAAATAAGATTGCGACTAATACTCTTAACTTAAGTCGCCACGATGATGCAATATTACAAGCAGGATTTTCTGCAGTAGAAGCTGCAAACATGCGAGCACAGCAAGAGGCTTCAGAAATGTGGAAAAAATTAGACAATTTAACTAAGGAATTTCTAAAAAAATCAGGCGGTAATTTTGATATATTAAAACAATTAACAGAGGATGGTAAAGAAACAGGTAGAACTGTAAATAGATTTTCATCTGAATTTTTTGAAGTACGTAATGAGTTAATGAAAAAAGCTTTTTGGTCAAGAGATCCTAAAACAAAAAAATTAACTAAAAATGCTAATGGCATTAAAGCATATTTTGATTGGACTAATAAAAATACTATTTCTTTTGACCCTCGTATTCTATTTGAGGATAGTTTACAAGAAGATGAAAGTACTCCCGCAGAATTTATCTATAAAAGAGTTTCTTATAATGAAGGTTCTAAACAAAAACATATCGCAGAATTAAAATCTCAATTAGGAGAAAAAGGTTACGAGTATTATATTAAAAGAGTAGAAAATAAAATAGAGCAGTTTAAGATTCGTAGAAAAGCTATTTACGAAAGCATGCAAATGGAGCCTAATTTATCTCAAGATGAAAAAGATACTTTATTTGAAAATTGGTTAAAAGAATATTCACCTTATTGGGGCATGGATATGGCTGAAAACCCTGTTTCTAGAAAAAAAGGAGCGGATTCTTTTTATTCTCCTAAAGGAATTAGGGAATATATTGTACAAGTTCCTCGTAAAGAAACTGTAAATGGTCCTACTAAATGGTACGATAAAAACTATGCTAAAATAGAAGCAGACGATGCATTATATAATTACCATAATTATATGATGGAAACTTTAAATACTTTAAGATATACTCTCCCTGAACAAAAGAAAGCTTTAATGGGCGTAGGTGTATTGCCTACTATTCAAAAAAGTTTAATGGATACTTTCCAGGAGAAAGGTATAATGATGGGTATTATTCCTTTTTGGGATAAAATGAAGCAACTGCAAACTACTACCGATTTAGCTACTACTGTATATTCCGATGTAGATCCTTTAACAGGTAATATAGAAAAAAATATTCAAATACAATTTATTGAAGATACTGCTGTAAAAGTTAGAGAGTTAGTAAAGCAGATGCAAATACAGCATAAACAGGAAACTGGTAAAGCTGCTACAAATGAAGATAATCTAAGATTTAATAGAGAAGCTAAAGATGCTATATCTAAAGAAAAATCTTGGGATGTAACTAAAATACTTAAGGCATATTCTCTTAATATTTTAGCTTACAAGCATAAATCTATTATAGAGCCCCAAATTAAACTACTTGAGCAAGCTTTTAAAAGTCGTAAAGAATTAGTAACAAATAAAGCAGGGCAATCTCAATTTGATGAAAATGGTAAACCTCTTACTAAAGAGGGTTTAGATAATTTAAAATCTGCGTGGGATTTTTTCATGGATTCTACTTTTTATGGAATAGGCGGTAGAAAAGTTGAAGGAGTTTCTAAAACTAAATTATATACTAAAGCAGAAGAAACTAGAAAAAAAGAATTAGAAGCTTTATTAGCAACCGAAACTGATCAAGATTCCAAAGACTTCCTACAAGGTCAAATTGATTCTTTGGGTGGTTTTAGAACTTTATCTGGAGTAGGTGATACTGTGTTAAAGTATATGACTTTAAAAGGCTTAGGGTGGAACTTTTTCTCTGCCAGTTCTAATATTGGTTTTGGGGTAATTTCTAATATGGTACAAGGAGCTGATGGTAGAGAATACTCAGCAACAGATTTAAGAAAAGCTTATTTACTTACTACTAACTCAATAGGAAAGAACTTATCTTTTAATGCTTGGGAAGGTGTAAATAGTAATGGTGTTAAAATTAGAACATTAATGGATAAATGGGATTTACTTCAAACTTCTAATAAAGAAATGTTTGACATGTCTCAAAAATCTTCAATGTCTAAGTTAAAAAGATTTGGGCCTTTTAGTTTGCAGGAACGTTCCGAGTATTTAAATTATGCTCCAGTAATGATTGCAGTAATGATGTCTAAGAAACCTGATAATTCTCCACAGTTTCCTGCTACAGGTCCCGACGGTGAAGTTGTTACTATGTGGGATGCTTATGATATTGAAAGTGGAACATTAAAACCTGGTTTTACTACAGATATCGATGAGACCAAAATGGTTCAGAAAATCAAAAGAGTAATCGAGATGAACCATGGGGATTACAATAATGCCCTTCAAGTAAAATCTACTATAGGCGGTAGAGCTCTTTCTCAATTTAGAACTTGGATGTTTGAAGGATTTGCTAATAGATTTGAATCAGAAAAAGTAGATTACGCATTATCTTATGGATTAGATGAACCTTATATACGTAAAGGTCGATATAAAAGTTATACTAAAGGACAACTATTAACTACAGGTGCTGCAGTTGGTACTATGTTTTTGCCAGGAGTAGGTACTGCTTTAGGCGCAGGTATTGGCTATCTGGGGGGTAAATTTTTTGGTATGCAGACTAACGAGAACGCAGTGTCTGATACTTTATTTACTCTTAAACAATTAGCAAGAAAGTTAATGTTTAAGAAAACCCAATTTGGTGAAAGATTTGATGATACGGATGCAGCTAATATTCGTAAAAATATGACTGAGTTATACATAATGATGACTCTTATGGGTATAGCATTGTTTCTTAAAGCAATGGCAGGCGATGACGATGAAGAAGATCAAATTATAACTAATTTCCTACTTAATCAAACTATAAGACTCCGTACAGATATTGGCTTTTATACTAATCCTTTGGAGTTTGAAAAGTTAACTAAAACTGCTGTGCCAATGGCGGCATTAGTAGAAGATGTTAACAGTTTAGTAGGTGATGTAGGAGGTTATTTAAATGATAAAGATGACGATGATATCTTTGAAGGAGGTCCTTTTAAAGGTAACAGTAAGTTCTTAGTACACTTAGGCGAAGCGCTTCCTATAGGAGCTCAAGCAATAAGATTATATCGAACAGGACAAAGAACTATAGAATAATAGAAAAGCAGTGATAATTAAATCACTGCTTTTTTTTATAATTCTACTAATTTATACTTAGAAAAATCCATACCCTCTTGTAGTAAATTATCTATCACGGATAACCCTACTCCATCAGATTTAGCTATTAATTCAGCTATTCTAGAAATAGACCTAGTCATTGTCATAGCTTGTATTTCATCTGCGGCCCAAATTCTATTTCTATTCTTGGCATTGCTAAGATTTAATACATTTACTGCTTCTCTGACTTTTTGAGTAATTTTCTTGTCTTGCTCATAAATAGTACCTTTTAGCTCCAATTGGCAATCTAGTACTACTTGAAATGCTGAAAGCATTATTACATAAGTTTTGACTTCGTCAGTCATTCCTTCCATCATGTTTTTAATTTAATCTAGTTTAACATTAACTCTCCAATATCGATACTTTCTAATATTGTTTCTGCATCTTCTTCCGTTTCTTCTAACTCATCATAACCTAGTTCTCGAAAACGAGTAGTAGCAAACATAGGCTCGGACCAGTCATCAATAAGATGTATGTAAATGGGCCCGTTAACTACTTCTTTTAATAAAATTCCTGTAACAATATCTTTATTATTAAAGATTCCTCTAATTGTATAAACAGTATCAACTTTGACCCAATTCTTGTAAGCTTTTGCTACAAAACTTTCTTGTCCAGGCTTAATAGAATCATCTATACATACTACTTTTGTACCTACTTCAAACATTTTTGATTAGTTTTTTTTATTTTTCTTTTCTTTCCTACCGTATTCTAAATAAAATTGTTGTTCTTCTACCCCTAAATCTTCCCATTTATAATTAGGAATTCCTGCTATTAATTCTTCTTCTGAGTAATACTCTACGTCTTTGTTACCTAATCGATGTATCTTATAAGATACACTCTTAAAAGTGCCCCTAGTGCTGTAGTACAATCGCTGAATGTCTAATATTACTCTACGAGAAGTTTTATATTGCAGAGATAATTGCATAATAGTAGTGCCGTTAATAGCAGCATTAACTATTTTAAACAATTGGTCTATTGTAAATTCTAATTTAACTTTGCCCGCATAGTGCCTAGCATAGCTACCATTGAATTTGATTTTCTCCATATAAGCTTATCATTAATTTATCTGCTTGTTTAAAATTAGGACATTTCCAATCTCTCCTTTCTATAGAAGCAACGTGTGGGCATTCCCAACTAAAGACATGTTGATTGTTTAATTTATCTGCATGCTCTTGTGCCTCTTCTCCCCATAAAAAGAAAATAGTTCCTGGTTTATATTCTACTATAGATGCTATTACTGCATCGTGAAACTTTTTCCAAGGCGCTAAATGGGACCCTGATTCACCACTCCGCACTGTCAAGGCCTTGTTTAAAAACAGCACACCTTGCTTATTCCATGAGGACAAAGAAAGATCAAAATCTAGATTTAACCCATTATAATATTCTCGCTCTACACATCTTGCTATATTATACAGAGACCCATTGTGGATACTATCTATATAACTATCCGAATGTAACTCAGGGAAAATACCTACATTAAAACCAGGCTCCTTTCCTATGATTACTACTTTTACATCATCCCAAGAACACTCCTTAAAAGTATTAAAAATAGTAGTAAGGTTGGAAGGGTATATTGTTTTTAGGGCATACTCAATGTTGATATAATTTATTAACTTTTCCATATAAGGAGTATTTAGTACACCCTTAAGATTTAGTGCCCATTTTTCTCCCAATTGTTCTATCCAATATTGTTTGCCTAACATGTTAATTGTTTTAGTGATTAATCAAGAGGGGAACTCTTAATTAAATTCCCCACTTGGCTCTAGTTTGCTATCAGTATAAGCAAATTCTTTAAGCATATTATTGTCTAATTTTTCCACATCTCTATCTATAATTGGCCAAACTTCTTGGTCATATAAATACGCAGGAGCTGTAGGAGAAGATAATCTATCTTCCCAACTATCTTTTAGAGACTCAGATTTATTTAATATCAACGGTAGCGTAAATGCTTTACCAGAAAAGAAGTGATTACTAAGAATTAATTTCTTAGCAGCAGCACTTATCTCTGAATATTTGCCATTTAATATTAAAGTATAATCAGGTAACATCTCTTCGGACACTGCATACACCATAATAAGATAATTATTCTTCTCATAGGAATCCCTATAATTAGGAAATGCTCGCATTGTGGTGTAAAATGTTTCAAAATCTACATCTCGGTAATTCTTAATCAATAAAAATATACAATTTTCTCTATACAAAGCAACGTTCTCATCAAATAAATAAGAGTTTATAAATCTTAGAGTAAACATTTGTTTACCTAAAATAGTTTTAACATTGCAAGTAAATAGTGCTTTAGGAATTTCTAATAATGGAAACAAAAAGGTAGAAGTCTTAGTATATTTAACTAAACTCATATCTTAATATTTAGTTTGCCTCCATTTTTATAATACTCCATTGGGAACTTCCAAGCATTGTTATCTAAACAATACTGTAGTCTTTCCAAAGCATCTTTAAATCCTTCCATTTTTTTACCGCTACTTAAAGTTCCTCCGTAGAATCCTATTCCTAGTGCATCTGTATCAACACTAAATATCATCGGATCGTTTGTCAGATTAGTCTCAACAACAATATATAAGAAATCTGTTACAGTATAACCTTGTTCCATTAATTCTTTAATTTTAGAATCTTGTGTTAATCCCCAATAATATACTGCAGCTTGGAAATCGTAACGATAATTAAAAAACTCATATTCAAATCCTGTAATAGGTTTTCCTGTAGTTTTAAAGTCAATTGGAGTTATAGTTTTTTTAGTGTGATTTATACAAACTCTATCTAATTCACCCTTTAGTTCAAAACCTTTGTAGCTAAATTCTATAATAAATTTATCCCAGAATTCTACATTTTTGTCGTGTTTTTTGTCTACGTAAGGTCTAGTAAATTCATCAGATTTAAGAGCCATTACGCAACTAAGCGCTTTAGCATACTCAGTTTCTGTAATAGTAGTCTTGCCTTGAGTAGTCTTTAACAGCTCAAAATAATCTTTACCGTCTACTAGAATTTTATCTATTCTAGTATCATCTTTCCAATTATTATAATAACCTACATTGTTGCAATGTTTAAGAATTACATTTCTATCTACACTTACAGTTCCTCCTAATGCTGCCATCTCTGCAAAAACTCCATCTACGATAGCCTTTACCGCTTCACTGCACTTAGATTCATCAGGTATTTTAACAAACTTCTCCTCAAACTCATCCTTAGATCCTACCAACATTATATCTACAACACTGCCAAACACAAAATGAGGAGCGATAGACTGCTCCCCATTTTCTTGTTTTTCTTTTGCTTTTAGATATTCTTTAGGACTTGTAAGTATCTTTTTAAGGATACTTTGATTCAACTTTTTAATATCTCTATACTCCATATTTATTTTTTTATTAATCCTCGTACTAAATCTTCAAGAGTTAATTCTAGTGTCTTAATTTCATACACTAACTTTCTATCTTTAAAATTTAATACAGGGATGAATTCGTAACTAGTTTTTCTTAAATGTTTAATATTATCTTCAGGAATAATTCCTTTCTTGATTAATACATCATCTAAGCACTTAAGCCAAATTAATGCTAAGTTTCCTATATCCCAATTTGGTTCATAGTCCGCTGCAGCAGGTTTCCAACTTACTTTTCTTTTTCCCGTGACCTTGTCGATGATCATTTTCATTCCCCCAAAATTTATTGGAGCATACACCGTAAGACGAGTTTCTACTGGGCCTTGTATTGTTAAATTTTCTGGAATATGTTTTTCTATATAACCGTGCATAGCCGCAACTAAGGCGGCTCTTGTTGAAAAATGCACGGATGCATGGATTTTATTATAACCAATTTTAACCCATACTTTCTTATTTTGTGGTATATGCGTAATAAATTCTGGGAACTCTAATTTAAGTTCACTAACCATATTTGTGTTTTTATAACCATTGAAGGTCCGATTCGCTAATAGCAGGAATATCCTCTATTACTGTTTCTTCCGCTATTACTATTGGAATAAAATCAGGCATTGTAGTGTAATTGTAATTGCTATTGACAATCTGTAAAACTTGATCAATTGCAGTAACACTTTTAACTCTGAAATATCTAGAACTTCCGTGATTTACTATTTGTTGAGAATACTTAGTCATTAGAATATTTAACATATCTTCAGTTAATACTCCTTTAAGAATTAAACTATCTACAATAGTATCTAATTTACTTTCTAATGAGTAATTATCTTTGCCTAAATAAGACAATAATGCTTTGAAATTAACGTGATTTTTAGTATGACTTTCTGCAATTGCATTATAATGTTCTTTAAATAGCAAGTGAATATAAAGTAAACTTTCCTTATACTTACTATTTGCCATAATCTCCATTGCAATTACGGTGTTATCTAAATCGCTACTTTTAAACATTTGTGCTAACTGCTCATAAACTACTGCATCTATCAACACAGCGTCGTCTCCATTTAAGTTAGAAACTAAACTACCATCGCTGTAAATAGATTTGCCTTCTATATCCTTAAGAATCCTAGCATCACCAGGAGAAATAGTTTGTATATGAACAGAACTTCTCTTTGAATACGCTAAAGTGCCTTCGTTAATTATACTATTTTTATAAATTTGCAAATCTCCATTAGTAATTATACTTAAAGACTCCCAATTTAAAAATACAATATCTTCAGTATAAAATTCTAAAGCTGTTTCGATTGCAGTTTTTTCTCTCAAATCTAAAGCAACTTTAAGAATCTCATAACAATTTTTAAAGTTTTCAACAGGTAAAGTGTAAAATCCTCTAGAATTTACCATCTTACTTAAAGAATGTCTATTAGCAAATATTGCTGTAGCATCTTCTATATTCTTAACTACTTTGATATTATAATCTAAAATAAGATTTTTTAACTTAACTCTAGGAATATTTACATTAGGCATAAAATATAATTTATCGCCTATTTTAGGAGTATAATCTGCACCAGAATGATTTCCAAAGTTTTCTTGCTCCTCGTTATCTACAACAATAATTGTCTCTACATCTAAATACAATCTTTTAATGCTGTTGTCAGGATTTATTTCTGAACCTTCTGTACTAAATACTAAAATATTTTTCATAATCTTTATTTTATGGCCATATTAGCGACCTTTGCGTTTAACATTATTTTACTAAATTTAGGCTTATTACCGTTTAACAGCTCCTTAATGATATAATACTTCAAATCGTCTGTGAAAGACTCACAATCGGTAGTTATAGCCACTAATCTTTGAATTATAGGGTCGGCAATGCTGCTGGTTGCAGCTTTAGTTATAGAATAATTAATAATTCTAGTAGCTACTACACTTGAGATATCTGCTCTAAACTCATCACCTTCACCAATCATATCTTTTAAAGAGCCAAATACATAACCTGCATCTTTTGTTAAGATATCTTCAGGGCTTATAATTTTATCTAACTTATTATTGATAAACATAGTAAACATAGAACTAAAGTCTGTTCCAACGGAACCTTCACCAATCATTTGAATCATTGGTAACTCATCATCAAACTTTTGGATAGAACTAATAGAGTTAAAGAATGTAGTTACAGATCTTGGATTAACTCTTTGAGTTACTAATTCAGGATTCATCAACATAAAGTTGATACATCTACCATCTATTCCTACATTTTCTGCCCATTTAGCCCATACATTAACATCATACTTTAGCTCAACAGAAATAAATCTAGTTTGCTGCGCAACATCCAATGAAGTTACATTGTAATCACCATTGTCAGGATTAGAAGAAAGGATAACGTGCCAGTTCTTAGGCAATTTCCAAGAAATATACTCTTGACGGTCACATATTTCCATTACAGCTTGCTGAAATCTATGGTCAGCTCTTGAGAAATCATCTAATAATAAGAATCCACCCTCACCTTTACCCTGAATCCATTCTGGTGCGGCATGTGTCATTCTTTTATCTACAACTCTATAGCCTTTCTCACCTGCAGTAGCAATCTCTTGCTCAGTAATCCATAAAGTTTTACCTTCTGCATTCTTAACTTTATATTCTTTAACTGGAAAACCAATTAAATCACCTAATTCTTCTAATTGTGATAGATTTAATTTAACTACTTCTAGGCCTAATTCAGAACCCGACTGCAATATTGCAGAAGTTTTTCCTAGACCAGCATCACCCACTACGTTAATAGTAACAGGCACTTTACCTTGAGTTTGGATAACCTGATTATTATGCACAATATGCTTGATAAATGATTTTAACTCATCTACATTTAATTTTACTTGACTCATATTTAATTTTTTAAAGTTCTAATTTTATTACTTTCCCAGGAAGGGCTTCATTCATAGTTGATTGTTCAGACAATACCCATAATACTTTCTTTGAAGGCTTTTTATTAGTATAACATTCACCATCAGTGAAATATATTAAACTAGTAAATTGTGTATTTTTTTCAAAATAATCTAATACGGGGTCAAATTCTGTCCCACCTCTACCAGATATTTTTAATTCAAACTTGCCTTTGTAATCTTCAATACTGTGAATTTCAGTATCACATTGAACAATAGTAATTTCTACACCTGCTTTGTAAATATGATATATTTCATTCATAAATTCTCCAAGCTCTTGAGTACTAACAGATCCAGAGGTATCGATAGCTAATAGCATCTTTTGTCTCATTTTAATTTTAAGACCAGGATTACCTTCGTATCTTTTATTCTCTTTTCTGCGTATCTTCTTAGTAAACACCTTTGTGCTAATTCCAGTAAACCTTCTAATATATCCCTTCCAATCAAATTTTGGGGGTAATATTACATCTAATTGAATTAGATCATTCATCTCATTAGGAACATTACCTTGCTTCTTTAAAGTCTGTTCTTTAGCAGTGCCTAAGAGTCTTTGCGTTTGCTTTTCTATTAGCTTTTGTTCTGCCTCAGATAAATCTTCGAACTCGTCCCATGTGCTATGGTCAGGTAGGCCTTCACCGTCACCGTCCATTTGATCGCACAGTCTATCAAATGCATCGCTGCCACTAGTACCAGTTTGATCTTTTTTATCCTTAGCTTGCTTAAGCTTGTCATAGTAATATCTACAACCTGCTTTTCTGTCTAAATTTAATTCTGGATATTTGTCAATATCAATGCCTCCTTTAGGTAACCATTCAGGAATAATATATTGATTAATCTCCATATCCATAGCTATATTAGCTAATTTTCTATCACTAAATTTAAATACAGCACTTAAGTGACCAAAAGCAATATGCAAACATTTTTGTTAACTCATGCTTTCACATGAGATCAGACTATACCTTCATCCTTATTAGGATGGTCTATTGTAGTCGTTGAACCTCTTTCTTGGTTTATATGTGTCTAAGTAATTAATAAAAACTTGTCTCTTTCTTTCTAAACATGTAGTACAATCTTTATACATGTAACCAAATAGATTAAAAGTGTCTTGCAAGGAATGTTGTGTAATATAACATTCTTTACTATGTTTAATAGTTTTATTTTTTACTGGTAATATACTTAATACGTCAATAATAAATTCTTGTGAGCCCGAACAAAAACCTGACTTTATAATTTTCCAATCATTATTTTTTAGATTTTTATAAACACCAACTGTACCATCACCATCAAAATATCCTCTAATAAAGTGGTGCATTAATGCATCATTTAATATAGGCACTCTAATTGTTTTAGTTTTAGCTGGTGTACATCCTAAGTTATTTAAATCATCATACATTTGCGCAGAAGTTATCTGAGCTTTCCATATATATTTTTTAAATAATTTATGATATTCACAATTGGGGGAATTATTTGAGCCAACATCTAATAAAAATAGTTCTACCCATTCTTTATCTTTTGATGAAAAAATAATTTGTCCCGATTTACTTGCTTTTTTTGTAATATTACCATCAGCAAATAGTACTCCTAGCCAATATGCTTTCTTTTCTGTGTTTATAACATTAAAAAAATCATCTTGACAAGTGTATTTCATTGTTGATTCAGACAAAGTCCTTGATTTTACATTATTTCTTTTTAAAATTGCAAAAACTGTTTTTACATTTATTTGTAATAAACTCGCAATCTTTTTACCTGATAACTTATCAGTAATATAATAATCAATTACTTTTTGTTCTATTTCTGTTTTCATATATGTAAGTATTTATACTGCAATATACCAAAAATAAATCATATAACCAAGAAATTTGGCTGCGGATTTCCCATTCGGACATTTTTATCTTTTTTACTATACCTGAGTAATTAAGTCAGCCACATACTACCTCACGGTGCATGCTTAGTAGATAAAACTTTAGGGGGTCCCCGTCAATTTAAGACATTTTACATATACATTACTGTATAAGGAGCCCTAATTGAGCTCATGTTTTAGAAGGCCTAATCTATGGTCTTCCGATAACTCTTCCCAAAAAGTAGGATTAATGACTAGCTGATAATTTATTCCTTGTTTACCAACGCCAGCCGTGGGTACTTTTGTGTACCATAATTTATTTAATAAAATGAGAAAGAACCCGTAATAGGGCTCGGAAAGCATAAGATGCTTGGAAGTTTGTGCTAAACTATCAGCTTTGGTTTGTATATTCATATTATAATATTATATTTGTACTATGGTTATAAAACAGAATAAAGGGTACAAATTACCTATGACAAAATTAGAAATTATAGATTCCTATATTTCGGGCAAATCTTGTTATGTAATAGCAAAATTATGTAATTGTACTCCTCAAACTATTTATTCAATTATTAAAAAATCTAATACTCAAATAAGAACATTATCCCAATCTTCTACTAAGTATTCCCACAATCAAGATTTTTTTAGTATAATTAATACTGAGGAAAAAGCTTATTTTTTAGGGCTGTTATATGCAGATGGTAATGTAACTAAAAAAGTATTATCTATAAGTTTACAAGAAAAAGATAAACCAATTCTTGTAAAATTTAAAGATGTGTTAAATTATACAGGACCTATTCTTTCTGTTAAAAAATTAGGAAATCGACAGCAACAGTGGAAACTTTCTATTACTGCTCCTAACCTTATACAAGATCTTTTGCCTCATGGACTTTACCCCAATAAAGGCACTACGCTAACTTTTCCTACAACTATTTCCGAAAATTTATACCATCATTTTATAAGAGGGTATTTTGATGGAGACGGTTGTATTTATACTAATAATATAAACAAAGATTATCTTTTTAGTATGTTAGGTCCTTTTGATTTTTTAAGTAAAGTGCAAAGTATTTTAATAAAAGAACTTTACCTTAATAAAACTAAATTATATAATCCTAAAAATTGTAAGATTACTCAATTACATGTTTTAACATATCAAGGTAAACAAAATTTAATTAAAATATCTGATTACCTTTACAATGATGCTAATTATTATTTAGATAGAAAGTACGACAAATTTAAATCGTTGCTCTTTCATCATTAAATCTTTACTAGTTTTACTTAATGTGTCCGCTCTATTCATACTTCTTAATTTTTAATTTTACAATATCCACAGCTCCTTGCTTACCTACTACTCTAACTAAATCACTGAAGTCTGTAACTTTAGGCATTTCAGGCACAAAGAAATATGGAATATCATACTTTTCTGTGAAGCTCTTAGATAATTTCTTACCTGCTTCATCATTGTCAAATAGACAAATTACTTTTTTAAATCTAGATTTATATTCATCCATTACTGAATCTTTCATCATTACACTCTCAGATTGTAGGCCTATAGCAGGTATATCTAAACAATCGTGAATACTCATAACATCTTTTAAAGACTTAGTAATAATTAACATATCACCAGATTTAGGCAATTGTGTATAACCTTGGTGTACAGAATAATCTGCATTATTAATCCATTTTTTAATTTTAATCTCTGTTGGTTGATAGATTTTATAACTTACTCTATTATCTTTTATTTCCACATAAGCATAGGCTTGTTCGTGGGCCTTAACGGCAGTGTCGTTATAAAACACATAACTAATAGGATGTACATTAAATTTTAATAATGTAGCTTTACAAATACCAAAAGAATTCCAAAATTCTTTATCTCTATAATTCCAGGGTCTTGTTTTAATTCCCAATTTAATTTTATCCTTATGAATAATTCTTGTATAAGATATCACTTGCTTAGTAAGATCTACACTAAAATTGGATAGTCCTAAATCAAAAGTAATTTTCTTTAAAGCTTCAGGATAATCAACATTAAACATTCTCATAACTAATACTACAAAGTCACCACAATCTTTTGTGGCAAAGTCATAAAACATTAGAATGTTTCTATTTACCTTGTGAAAATACAAAGCAAACGATGGAATATTATCTTCCCGTAAAGGACTGTGAAATATTCCTAAATGTGTAATATCTTCTCCCAAATAGAACGAATAGATTTCTTCTTGCGTAACATGCTTAAGAATGTCCTCTCTCGTAATCTGACTATTAAATACTATTGAATTTAGATTGATTTCTTTCATAAAAAAATGAGGAGGACATTAGTGTCCCCCTCAGTAAAATTAATTATTTTTTTCTCACCACTCGTCTCCAGCGACAATATCATTTGCATTAGCAGTTCCGCTAGCAACAAATGAATCTTTTTGAATACGTGCCATTGCATCGATATTACCTGCTTTTAGGCGAGTATCAGCGATAGCAACAGACATTGGCTCCAAGAAAGGCACCCAACTTCTTGGCTGAATATAATCCTTAATTCCTTGAGTAGAACCGTAATTAGCAAATACTCGGAATTTAAGACCTGTACCTAATCCAGTACGGATAAGTTGCATACAACCGTCTAACAATTCTTTAGCGCTGTTAAATCCTGTAGGAAATTGGTAAGCATCTCCATAAATTGCATGGATAACATGCTTAAGAACTTTACCTTGCTTTTGGATTAGCTCAGCAACTGTAGAGTAATCTGTAGCTTTTTCTACATACCAAAAACTTGTGTTACAAGTTCCACCATTTGCATCGGTAAATGATAACTTGTAATCAGGAGAATTAGGCTTATCATCAGCCTTTTTCTTCTCTACTGTCATCATAACATTTTCTGCTACACCTGCATTTCCGCCATTGAAAATTGCTTTACCTTCTGCTGCATCAAATGATGCGTCATTTAAATTGATCATATTGTTTATTATTTAAAATTGTTAATTATTTACTTACTTAATTACTTCTTACCAAACTCCTTCTTCGTCGTTCTCTTCTTCGTCTTCTTCAAGTTCAAGCATTTCATCGACTTCATCTTCGATAGTCTCTTCTACTAAAGCATCTTCTACTTCCATAGTGTGGTCTGCCATTTCGTAAAGAGCTCCTCCTTCAGGTGTTCCAGGAATAGTAGATAGATCAGCATCCATGTCTTCTTCGTCAGATACTTCACCTAAATCTACAGTATTAAACTCCATCACTTCTTCAGCAACTGCTGTTCTAAGAACTAATTCAGAATATCCTGCTAAAGGAAGAACATCAAAATGATTCTCTACTTCAGTATTTAATCCTAATCTTTTAGCAATAAACTCGTAAGTTTTCTTATCACTAATAGTACATGATTGAGTTAAACCGAATCCTTCGATTTCTCCAAATACTTTACGAATAAAGATTTGTGCACCATCAGCTGTAAAACCGAAAGAAACTCTTTCTCCCCCTTCGATTCCTAAAGAACCTTGCGCTGCTTTATTAAAACTAAACTTTCTACCTGCTCCTACTTTAGCGATTGCAGACATTGTCATTGTTGGTAATGAGAAAGACTCTTCTTTCTTCTTTCTCTGTGTCGGAACTGCGTCCCAAATTAAATCTTGCATTGTTTTACTTTTTATTGGTTATTTATTAAATTGAATAATATTCTCTTATGACTGCGTTTACCTCTACTAGATCATTATCTACTAGAGCTTCTTCAAACATTTCAATAGGAGTTTTGCACGTATCTGTACCAGAATTTAAGGTTCTAAATACGTGACGATTTGGTGCCCCAGGTGTCTTTACAATTTCTGCATAAAACACAATAGAACTAAAGCTTTCAGGAACGAATCTTTCTAGCATTTTACCTTGTACACCGATTCTTTCTGTAGAGAAACCACCATCATCATAGTGAGTTTCTGGATGAGCAAATAAATATACAATGATATCTTCTCTTAATTTATCATTAATGATATTAATTAAGTCATATTGATTAGCGGCAAATTTGCCATACTTATCAAAACCTTTTTCTGCTCGAAAAGAAGGATTCATTACTGCATCTGTCATTATACGACTCCATGTGTCGATGATAACAGTTTTGATTTTTTTATTACCATGTGCCCGCTTTAAGGTACCAATTACTACTTGCACATCAGAAGTCTTGACATAATTGTCATTCTCTTCATTGTACTTTAAGTTAAATTGTTTAAACGGAAGCGCTTTTTGATCCGTATTAATGATAATTGTTTCCTCTGGATTTAGGTTCCGTAATGAGGTAGATTTTCCTGTGCCGCTTTTTCCAACGACAAACACGAGTTGACCCATAAATTGTTGATTTTTAGATTGTTTACTTTATTAAAGATAAGGATTTTTAAGTTAAATCCCTAATTTCTTGGCGTATTTCTGCCTCTTTTACTGTCTTTCTTTTCTGCCAAGTAGCGCCTCTTAGATGAGGATGTTCCTCTTGTACTTTACGAGAAGCTCTCCCAAAAGAATCCATATAAGGTATAACTCTTTTCTCCATATCTTTTAGAAACTCTTTAGTTGGCTTATTAATATCGTACCCTATCTCTTGTAGATAGTTATAATACAACCTCTCATTAGAATCTCGTAAAGCTGGATGAGCAGTTAACTTAGCTTTTACCCAAATATACTTGTCTTTTATCATAAGTTCTTGTTTTTATAATATTCATCAATCTTTTTAAGCTCTTCAGGCTTTCCGTTTAATTCGTCCGCTTTGGGTAATTGATAATATCCCCCATACTCGCCAATAAACAGGAAGCTAATATTTAGTTGTGCTTGTCCATCCCGATTTTTCAGAATCTTAGCTAACCTATATCTATCCCTAAATTTACCGATGTCATATCCAAGGCATTTCTCTACTCCTAAATAAAAAGGACTTGCTAGACCTATAATAGTATTTGAATCCTCTGCTACATTGCCTGTATTTTTAATATCGCTGAGCATTGGCATCCAACTATCTCCATCTCTTCTGTCCATTTGTTCAGAGCCCCTATTTATTTGAGATATTACTACTGGACTAAAGTTAAATTTATTCCTAAAGAACACTAAGGTCTTAGAGATTTTGTCAATAGCTTCTTTTAAACTAGAGTATTTACCAAGATCTACTAAACCAATATGATCAATAATTATTAAGGTAATTAAAGAAGGATTATTAGGAACATAATCAATGATAAAATCATTGTCATCACGTATTACTGTACCTCTTTTTTCAGCATACCCCATTAGGTCTTTATATAAGAAATCAGGATTTAAATTACTTCTATAAAATAGATACTTATCCTGAATCTCATTCATTTTTACCTCATATTCCCCTATTAACAACTCTACTTGAGGTGATATTTCCATGTCACCCTTAGATTTAATTTCATCAATAGAAGTTAGTATCCCATGGTTCTTCCAGATTAAAGAAGCAATATGCTTAGCAATCTGATCTTGCGGAGGAATCTCTAAAGAATAGTAGATAATCTCTAAATCGTGCACATACCCAGGATTATTCTGAAGATATTCTATAGCACCATAAACATAGGTACTATTTACAAATGCAGTTTTACCGATAGAAGTACCTGCAAAGATTAGATCATATCTACCTTGTTGAATATTCTTAATATGCTTACTAAGAGTAGTAAATCCACTAAAGGGAATACCCGTGTTTAATCCTAACTTACCCCTGGCAATCTCTTCCTTGAGTTTATCCCAATATTTTATTTTTGCCATAATTTTTATTTGTTTAAATTTAAATAGTTGTGCTATTCCACTCCTCTTCCTCCTTTCCGCTTTCTTGAATAAATACTTCCCATTGTTCCCAAGAACTGTTGTTTAATACAGTTTCCATATTCTGCAAAAATTCTAACTTACCACTAGACTTCTGTTTAGCCACATAAGCACTAATACTTGCTATAGCCTTAAGATGGCTCTCATTAGTTTTAACACGCATTAGATATTTCTTCTCATGCTTTAATGCTAACTGTGAAGTAGGGCCCGATGCGCGCAATACTCTAGAGCCAACTTTTACAGGATAACAATTATAAAATTCCCAGAAATTAATATTAGCATCCGTTTTAATTCCCAATAAATCTGCAACATTTTCTCTGCTAATAAGAGTTTCCATGAATTTTATATTGCTACCTGTAGTATTTAATATGTACGGAGTACCTACTAAACTATCTCTAATAATAATTGCTTCCTTTATACCGAATAAACTCTTAATCTCATTAAACTTTTGGTTATACATTAACAACAATAATATTACCTGATTAGGTAATAATTGCTTTTCAACCATTTTCTCAATTGTAAGCTCTATCTTCATACCCATATATTAATTTATCTAACAATTCTTCAACATCATAGCAATTAAATTTAGATAGAAATATTTCTTCTCGCAATACTGCTAATTCTATTTCATCTGCTATTATATCTATTTCTAAAGCAGTTATAAGATCAAATCTAGGCTCATCAAAAGTTACAAATCCCATAAAATCATACTTTATTTTTTTATTAAGTACCATTTCTGTTAATTGTAACAGTTTATCGTCTTCTACTGCAATGTCTAATCTATCTTTTATAGACCTAGACCATTCGTTAATACTATCAAATTTCATATCCATTTAATTTTAGTTTTTTCAAATCCTTGTAATGCAGAATTCATCCATACTTCGTCTTGAGTGCCTTTAAGATATAGTATATATATCTTGGCTTTAGATTTACCTTGAAGATTCATAGCACGCATTGTTTGCTGAATACAAAGACTCTCTACACTTTTCAATTGATTGAACACTGCTATCTTTAAATTAGGAATAGTAATGCCCATAGAAATCATAGAAATAACAGATAATTTATTAATCTTGCCAGTTTTAAAATCTTCTAAAGAAGACTTATCAGCTTTACTGTGAAAGCATCCATCGCCTATTTGATTGGCAATTTCTTGCCTACCTGTAAATATCAAGCACCTACCTTTTATCGAACCTACTATTCCTACAGTAGCATCTAATTTAGCTTTAGAATTATAAATAATTCCTGTTCTTTTAGACATTAAGAATCTTAGATTTTTGTACCTACCCTTGTGTACAGCCGTTTTATAAGCAGTATCCCAATAATTATAAGCATCTTTCTCTGTTTGATAAAAAGGCGCGGCCTCTGACCCTCCTAATACATATTTTTCAGTATTATCCAAATCTACAGCGACACAAATTATTTCATAATCTGCAATAATTTTGTCCTTGATAGCTTGCTCGAAAGTATATGTGAAGAAGGGAGCTAAGGTAAGAATATTATTTAAATTAAACTCATCTTGTTGTGTTAAAGTTCCAGTTAATCCTAAAATTCTACTACCTTTTATTTGATGTAGACGCAATTGTGCAAGTACCTTTAGATTATAACTATGACACTCATCAGCAATAATTAGATGATAAGCACCAGCATTTATTTTCTTCAAACTATTGCTCCAAACATATTCTACATCAATGTTATCTACAAGATTCCATTTAACAATTTCTACCTTCCAATCCTCTAAAATAGACAATTGAGGTGCCACAATTAACACCTTAATTGCCTTATCCACAGTATTTAAAGCATCAATCGTTATTTTGCATTTACCTACCCTGGGACTAACAAAAAGAATACCATTGAATTTATTCTTTACTGCCTCTAAAGTAGCTTCTTTTTGTATTTTTTCCCTTTTCGTCATCTTTTAATTCTTTTAATTCATACATAACTATACTCTTCCAACCGTCCTTATGATCTGCAGAAGGTACTCTCTTTGTATAAGTAATAGGATATAAACCTTTTTCTATCCATTCAAGATAATTAGCCTTAACTTCTAAATGCACACTAGTATGACTATCTAAATGTAGTAAACTAAGTATGCTACTATGATCTCTAGATAATATTCTACCAATTTCTGAATAAGAAATTCCTTTAACTATTAATTCTAATGCCACTATTCTACGCAATTCTACTATATAACTATTCTTATGCAATTTGCAATGTTTAAAATAATTATGTAAATGCGCAATACTATCTAATAGAATTAATTCTTCTTTTAATTTTAATAATCTATCTTCAAAAGAAATTTTTTGTACTTTAGCAATTCTACCTTTTTTCATCTTAATGTTTCCAAGTTTTAGTTATCATCGGTTCTGCTTTCAACTTTACTGTCTTACAGAATACTTCACCTGCTTTTTCCATACAATCTTGTAGGACATCCGCCATATCTTGTGCCATCTCTTCTGGACACTCTACTAACCATTCATCGTGAACTACATTAGGTAGTTTTACTTTAAATACTAAATCTTTCTCTACCAAATATCTAAAGAAATAGATACCAGCTAATTTAGTAATGTCTGCGCTACTACCTTGCACAGGATAATTTAAAGACATTCTTTCGATATCTCCCTTTTTCATAAAGTATTCTCGTACTTTAGGTTTAAAATAATTAAGGAAAGTATGAGAGTTTTTACTCTTTTCTAACTTATAATCATCCCAAAATCCATCTGTTTCGTATATCTCACCGTGAAGTTTCTTAAACTCCTCAAAGAAAGGAATAAAACATTTTCTACCGCTTATATTATTAAATTGAATATAACCTAATTCTAATGCTCTTTTCTTTTCTACTTTGAAATAATTAGCTAATCCAGGAAATGCTTTAAAGTAAGCTTTATAAACTTCCTCACCTTCAGTCATAGATATATTTAGATTCTGCGCAATAGTCATTCCTGTTCCGCCATAATTAATAGCAAAACCTGCACCCTTAGCAATCTGTCTTTTACCTTTATGATTATCTTTTATTTCATCTAGACTTAAATCTCCTAATTCTGGAAATATCTTCGATGCTATAAAACTATGCATGTCCCCAAGACCTTTAGCATAAAACTCAAGTAAATCCTTATCTAAGGACTTGTTGGCTAATACTATTTGCTCTTGACCTGCATAATCACTTACTACTAACATATTACCTTTCTCTGCTTGAAAGCAGCCTCTAGTTCTATTATCACTTGGTATATTCTGCATGTTAGGCATTTGAGCTATTCCTTTCTTAGGCATGCCCTTTTGACCACTAGATAGTCTGCCAGTGTTCATAATTTGATTATAATTAGTATGCACTCTTCCAGTTGCACTATTAATATAATTAAACCAGTTTTCACCGTAAGTACTAACTTCTTTCTGCGATTCAGTATACTCTATATATGTAGAAATAATAGGATGCTTTTTCTTTTGCGGGCCTAAAACTTTCTTGTCTATAGAATCTTTCATCAAGCCTGTTTCTTTGTCCTTAGTCAATGTGTCTACACCCAAAGATTGCATAAACGGAATAACTTGCTTAGACGATGCCCAATTAAGTTTACATTTAATACCAGAAGCAAATAGAGATAATTGATTATCAATAAATTTAGAATAAGTAGCAGAATTATCTAGAATAAAATTATCCAAAGTTTCTTGTACCGCTAATAAATCTTTTAAATCATCATCGCATTTACTTCTCCAATCTGTAGGATTCATATACATACCACAAAACTCGATATATGCCAAGCATACTACGAATTCATTATCTAAAGAAGCAGTTCTTGTTAGGAAATTATTCTCAAGAGCTACTTCTTGCTTTCTTTTAACTTGATGTAAATACTTAACATCATCAGCAGCATATTTAATAACTCTTGTAGATAAACCTTCTCTATGAATATTACCTCGTATAGTCTTATCTAATTCTATTTTACAATATCTATATACTACTGCATCTAGAGATCTTCTTACTGTATCTAAACCTGTTGTTAGAATTCTTTCTACTAAGAAAGTATCAAATATCTTAGTAGATACAATACCATAATACAGCAAGAATCTAAGGTCAAACTTAGCATTATGCATTATTAAAACTTTACGTTCTAACAAGTCTTTATACAGCACTGGGCTAACAGTTAAACAATCTACTACATATTGACGTTGTTCATCGCCTAATTGCATACTTAGTAAATCTTTTGTGAATGGGTCCATTCCTCTAGTTTCTGTATCAAAACCTATTACATCTAGTGTCTCTAGATACTTTAGGGATTCTTCAACAGTAGCCATAGAATAACCAGCAGCCGTAAATAACGACTGCTGATTAGTTACTAAATAAATCATTAAAGAATATTAAATTTTGCCCTGTAAAGTAATATATGTCTTTGCAAAACGCAAACGATCATACACACAACGACTGCCATTCTTTTGAATAGCTATTTCATAAGTTTGTTTAGCCCAAAATTTCCAAATAGGATTTTTAGTACTAACCATCACGATAAATTTACCGTTTACTTCTACAATTTTAAATAATTTGTTCATGTTTTTGATTTTTGTTTACTGATTATTTACTACACTCTTTGTGCTTATAATTAATCCCTCGTGGATTATTTTATTTAATACTTGAGTTTGTGAATCTATAATAGTAGATTCTATACCTCCGCTTTTAGACATCATAGCTAATGCTGCTCTGTCTAAATCGTCTTCAGGTGTTAAAACAATCTGAAGAGTTCCATTTTTTATTATTTCTGCTTTCATAATTTTTAATTAAGATTCATTTTTATCTAAATCGTCATAGATGCTTTTTGCAAAGCCAATTAAAATAACTCCACAAATTAAAATGCAGAGTATACTGATTACTATTAATGCCATGTTTAACTATTTAAAGATTTTAAATCATGTTCCTTCATGGAACACACTAACTCTACTTCTGTATCAGCCATTAGATGAAATAATTCTCCATTATCATCTTTACATGTAGAATACATTCCATCTACATATAAAAAGTTAAATTCACCTACAGGTTTAGCAAATACTTCTAAACCTTCAACCTTTACTCTAGAATATCTAGGTACATCATATAATTTCATACTTTATTTTAATAAATTTATACTATTCAAAATAATATCTAACACAAAAGTTATCATAAACTATTGCAAGTATATTTGGTTCATCAGCATTATATTTTAATATAATACTACAGTCATCTCCAACATCATCTGTTGCATTCCACACTCCTTCTGTACCATTAGTACTTTCTAATGAAACTATCTCATATACAGAATTGTTTTTATCTGTACTAAACATATATCCATTTTGTATTGTAAATGTGATAGTAGTTTTTACAGTAGCTTTCCAGTCATATTTATCTGTATTTGTATTCCAGTATCCTATTTGTGCAGCAGATGCCTTTATAATACTTTGAGAAAAACTGTTTATACTAAACAGTAAAACCACTATTAATAATAACTTTTTCATAATTACCAAGAATCTACATTAGTAATACAATAATTATCTCCAGGATGAGCATTCATCCAATCTCCTTCACTAAGGTAGAATGTTTTGTTGTTCTTAGAACAACTGTTTCTTATAACTACTGAATAGTCATAGACACTATCACTTTGTATAACACCGCAGTTACACACTTCTTTCTTGCAGGATAGCATTACTAATGCTAATACTACTAATAATAATAACTTTTTCATTCTTCTTCTTTTAATTCATTTTCAATTTCTAACCAATAATCTCTTGCAATATAATCTTCTGGATCTAGTGCTTTTAGTATATACTTAACTACAACAAGTGCGCATAATTCTGCTGTTGGATATTCTATGTTTGAATAATCTGACATCTTAGGACTACGTAAACCTTCAAACTCATCTATTAAAGCTATAGTCTGTTCTTTTATTCCTTTCATAACTTTTCGATTTCGGATTTAACTTCCTGCCAAAACTCAGTACCTCTATCCGCACCCATATAGCCTAATATTTCATCTATTGCAATTCGGGCGCATTGTTTTGCAGTATCAGGGTCAATATCCCATCTTACATTTGTATACTTTTCTACTAACTCAAATGCTTTTTCTTTTGGTGTCATAATTTATGTTCTTTTAAATAAAGTTCAATAACTCTTATGGTCTTAGCTAAATCCTCATGAAAGTATCCTTTTTCTCTACATCTAACCACTCTTTTTATGATATCAAATTCCCAAGCATTAAGTTCATGTTGTTGAGCAAATAAGTATAAGCTACCGTTACTATTATCATAATGAACATCTTTTTGAACAACATCTTGAGCTTCTTCTTTAAGTCTATATCCATCTTTCAACATCATATAACTCCTTGCTCTTTGTTTTGCTATTAATTCTTGCTCTGCTATTACATTAGATTCAATATCTCTATCCGCAAAGTCTTTCTTTGGGATTGCAGCCTCATTGCCATACTCATCAAATACTAAATAATCATTGTCATACTCTTTGATAAGATTATACCATGTTCCCCATAGTAACGATCCAAAGCCGTTACCTATGTACATTACTTTTTCTGTTTTCTTCATAATTCTACATTTTGTGTAACACACTTTGTGTTATTTTGTTTTTAATTGTTCTCCTGATAGTATAAAATACAGATTCTGTAACTGATGTACATATCTAAATAATTCTATGTCAGGTGCTATACCTACATCATCTTCATGTCCCATAATACATATTGAGAAGTCATCGCAATATACCAATAAGAAGTCCTTATGTTTTAACTTATAGTCTACCCCAAAACCAGTTTCATCTGAATTGTATACTATTTTTTCAAATCCAAAACTCAAGAGTAATTCTTCAGTTAAGGGAATATTTTCTTGTTCCATATTATTCTATTTTATGATTAAAAATATCGTCTAAATAATCACTTCTAAAATACATATCCGTTGACGGCTCAATAACATGGTCTTGTTTTATATTAAAGTTTGGAAATACATCTTTAAATACTCCTACTGAATATCGGACCATAGATGGTGCGTAAGTGTGTCTTCCATGTGCGTACCTTGCTGCCATCCAAAGTATATCTTCAATAGCTGCCTGCAATCTTTTTTCATCTGATTTTTTCATAGTTATTCTGTTTTATTTTTCCATTCTTTCCAAGTGTCAAAGTCTTTCAACTCTTCAAGTTCTTTTCTCCATTGAATTAAGGTTAGCTTAAACCAAATCAACATGCTTAACCCACCTATTGCAAATCCTAATACAAACTCCATATTATTCTGATTTAAAAGTTTCATTATAATATTGCTCACTTGTCATCATTGATATATGGCTCGTTTCATACGCATCTATTATCTGTTGCTTCTCCACTTCCTTAAGTTCTTCAACTTTTTCTAATAAGTCATTTCCAATATAGTAATGATTCTTACCAAGCCAGTCTAATAGTGTTTCTACTGCTGTCATCTTATTCTGATTTAAAGGTTGGGTCATAATTCTTAATGCCTCTTAGGTATGCTTCTTTTATCTGCTGCTTTTCCATTTGTTTTGCTTGTTCAATTAACAATTCAAATTCTTCAAATGAATTATGTACATTCTGTTTAATTTGCTCAACTAACCATTCTACTGCTGTCATAAGTTTTCTTTTACAAGTTTAAATACTTCATAGGACTCTAACTCAGCCCATGTGATTATGTCCTCTTCATCTTTATGCATGTGAAAAGACTGATGCATTAACTCATGCATAATCAATCCAAATGTTTCAATGTCTGTACCACACCTCGACAAGTTTATAAATACATATCTTGGATTATCATTTGTATATTCACCAAATTCTTTAGGCACAAAGTTACTCCACCCTGCTATATAAGCACTATCTTTTGTATTTGCATAAGCATCACATTCTATGTAAGATAAGCCATGCATTTCTTTTACATTAAAATAAGTAAAGACTTCGCAAGGACTGTAACTTAATAAAAGTACATATCCATTTCTAAAAATTGTAATCATAATTGTTTGTTTTAGCCATTATAATAGCTATTTATTACTATTTATGATGGTTTTGGTTAATATCTTAGCTATTTTTTTTAAATTGTTTAAACCATTTATTCTTAGCTTTACGGAAAGTTAATTCTCCATCTCTTAACTCCCAACCTTCAAGGAATGCATTTTTTATATCTTCCTCACTATACATTCTTTCTGCTTGCCATTTAGCGCCTTCTTTGAATATTCGTTTTTCTCTCCAATTCCATTCTTCAGGGTATAATCTTAATGCAACTTCTTCTAGTGTTTCTTGTTTCATATCAATTGTATCTTCCATACAAGCACAATCTTGTAATGATTTATTACAATCAAAACAATTTAAGTTTAGTTCTTGTTCCATATCTTATGTTTTAATTACTTTACAATATCTACATTTTTCTCTTAAACTATTTGGGTCAAATGCAACCCAATGATGAGTATGATTGTTATACCAAAAGTTAAATAACCAGTCTGCTATTCTTTGTTTCATATCTTACGTTTTAATATAATGCAACCATCTGCATCTAACTTTGGTTTAGTATTTGGAGTGTACTTATCTCCAATTCCAATTGAATCTTCCATAACTATCTCAACATCCCATTCAGTTTGTTGTAGTGATTGAATGTAAAAATCTGCTCGTACCCACCCTTCATCTATAGAAGCGTTAAAACATTTAATCATATCTTCTAAAGTAAATCTTTTATCAGAATTTACCTCAAGTGATAATTTAAACCCTCTTTTAAATGATGGTTCATCAATAGGATATTGTTCTTTAACCAACTCATCCAAATCATAACCACGTTCAATTACTTGACAGTTTTTGAGGGATAGTTTATACTTTCTTAAATCTGCCCCATTATCACTTACTATTTCACAGTCTGAGGCAATATGTTGTTGTTCTTTTGTTTCAGGATTTAACCAAAGATGATATCCAACTTTTGTTTTAATTAATTTTGCTTCCATCTTTTAATTATTTAAATGATTTAATTGCTCATAGATTATTTCTCTAATCTTCTCATCATAATGATGTAATAATTCAGTTATATCATCTCCAGATACAGTGTGAATTAATTCTAAATGCATATTTTCTAACTCTTGTTCATCAGATTCATACGCTGCAGTAAAGTAATATCCAACATTTAGTTGAACGTTTTCTAACTCTATTGTAATTGTCTTGCTGTTCATGTTAAATAGTTTTAAATGATATTAATGCTATCCATTTCTTTTCTTTAATCCATATTTGTTCAAATACGACTTTATGGTTGTTTTTAGATGCATTAAGAGCATCAGCTTGATAAGAATCAACTTCCATTTCTAATAAGTTACCATCTTCAGTATACTTAACAATCCATTTTTTACCTTTTTTAACTAATGTTCCTTCCATCTTTTTATTTTTTAAATTTAGGACTACATCCAAATAATATTGTATTTTTAAATGATTGCTTAAAAATCTTGTGTTTGATTTTATAAAGCTTAGTAGTATCTTCTACTATTTCATCAAAGACAGACTCTTCTATTTCATAGTCCATAAAAGGTATTTCTCTTTGCCCTCTTTCATTTACTGTAGAGTTCTTTAATAGCTCATCAAATGATGCTGCGGGAGTTGCATTTGCAAACAACTCCCTATAACAATGCATTATTGCTTTATCAATGTTTTTATTTGTCATAATTATTTAGTTTTATTTTCCCAAGGTGGTATAAAGTAATGCTCTACACCATCTTTTAATTCTTCTCCCCATTCATCCTTAAATGGAAACCATAACTTCTGCATAGCGTCCCATAAGTCATGACCTGACTCCCAGTCCGCAAATGACATAGATGTTACGTCACCATCTTCATCATAAAATGTAGTTACATCACAGCTATGGTTATGGTGGCAATACAAAGTTTTAGTCTCAGTACTGCCCCATGATCCTTCTATACTATAAGTTGTTTTTACTCTTGTATGGCTCATTTTCTACTTAATTTAATTACTTTTTCTATATACTTTGGATCTTCAGCATAGTTAGCTTTAAGATATTGTATATACTCTGCCTCTGTCCTAATATCCCCTAAGTATCTAGCTTGATAGAATGCATAATCTACAACAGACTCTTTCCATGAATCAAATGCAGCATGCCCTCTGTTTTCACCTTTGTTAGTAGTAGGTCTTCTAGTTGCTATCTTCATACCGAATAAGTTATTATTTTCTCTAAAAATAGTTGACTTAAAATAACCTGATTCTAACTTAGCTTGAGCAAATACTATGTGAGGAAACTTTACATTAAGTCCAATAATATATTCTCTCAATTTTTCTTCACTAAACGCATTTTCTTGTTGAATTACCAACATTCTTGTTTCTTCAGTTACATATTTAATTCTATCTAACTTTTTTGTTTGTACTAATAATGTAGCACTAACTGATACTAATGCAGTAAATAATACAATTAGAATTACATTTAAATAATTCTTTGTATATACCTCAAAGGATAGTTTCTCTTCATTAAATTTATAATTCATAACTTTTGTTTTAGATGGTTAATAATTAGTGATTTACTTCACTTAAAATAAATGCTGCAAATACTACAATTGCAATTATAAGATATTCCATTGTTATTTAATTTAATTAGTAGTCAGGACAGGAACTGCCCCTGCACGTAACTTAGGTTTTCCGCTTTCACTTTTTTAGACCCTCCGTGAAATTGTTAGATGTGTCCTCACCAGTTATCCCTGTTACAGACCAAACTCTACCTCTTGCGTCTCTCATATTTCCGCCACCTGACTATTTTCTTTACAGTATTCCTCGTTGAACTAAATCAAGTATAATTATTCCAATCACACCTCCGATAATAATTCCCACTAGGAAACCATTCCACCAGTTTTCATTTTTCATAACATTTAATTTTAGTAGCCAGGACAGGAATCGAACCTGCTATCCTCCTAAAAACTAGTTGTGTTTACCAAATACACCACCTGACTAAAAATGTACGTCTTTGTATTATCCCCAGAACGTACAAACTGTGCCGACACACGATTCGGAAGGCGTAGTGCGCATTGATTAAAGAATGCCGAAACATTCTAACTAACGTTCAAGAGGCTATCCCTATCTTCGATCCATACCCAGCGCTAGGCAGAGGGCTAATGGCAGTGAGGGCGGACTCGAACCGTAAAGCAACCATATAGGACTCGGCAACCTCGCCTCATTACGCCACCTCACTATGTTGAGGTTAAGAACTCCTCTGTGTTGTTACAAACCAGCATATAATCTCTACACCATTATTCCGATGTACCTTCTTCAATAGCTGATGAATTATAGCTCGTGCTCCTTTCTCAAGGGAACAACACAATAACATACCCTGTCAGCCCAAGTTGCTGAATATAGTAGTTTAGTATTTACACCGTCTAGGACGGGATTATTTCTATTTATATCCTTCCACAAACAACTCCACCTTGATATGGATTCTAACAATTTACCGTAGATGTTAAGTCATCCATTAAGCACTCGCAAGAGGTGCGGCATTTATTATTTGTTTACTTCTAGCGGGGTAATTTTATACTGTGCCAAAACTATAAAATAATTATGTATTTGGCGGATTATCGGTACTCACAGTTCATTAATTTTAATTATAACAAAGTGTAATCACGTATTTTTTCAGCGTCCTCTTTTGATAGTCCCCAACCAATCATTTCCATAGGGTCGTTGCATTCCAAAATGCTAGTATGCTCAGGTAAAGGGTCAGGTACATTTTCACAATTCCAGAACCACCATTGGTCACCCATACTTTGTGGTGTTGAATGCTGATAGGTAATACCTAATCTTTTCATCATCCTTTGAGGATGTTCATCATTATAGTAAGTTGATACTCTTAAATGTGTTGTCATATTCCTAATATTTAAATGTTTAATAAAAAGGATTTGATCTTCCTAATTGTCTACAATAATTGTCTCTTTTACCTATTAAATCGTAGTCTTGGCTCTCTGCTAAGCTACTATAATAGCACATTTCCTCATATTCTTCAATGTCTTCTTCAAGACACAGCACAGGAAAGTTATCAGTTATTAATTGAGCTCTATGCTCATTATTTTTAGGCTTATACTCAAGCTCTATTGCTCGTAAGTATACTCCCAATTCAGTAATAATTACTCTTGGTTTTGTTTCTTGCATGATGGGATTATTTAGGTAATTAAAATAAAAGGGAGAATAGATTTACTATTCCCCCTTTGCTTCAGATATTAAATACCTAATGCGTCAGCAATTGCTGAACTACCTGTAACAGCTTGACGAGTTGTGTCTGCAATCAAAGTGTGCTTTGGCTCACCTACAACAACAGTAGTGTTGACATAGATATACATACCATTGCTCATAATGAATTCACCATCTTTACCTGCTCTTTTAGCACGAGTTTCAAAGTTTGCAACATCATAGTCACTACCTTTTGTAGTTTCTGTAATTTGAAGATTCAAAGAACGATCATCTCCCGTAATTTTAGGATCAACCATATCAATTTCTAACTCTTCTCCTTCAGCTAATCCAGAAACATCTAGACCAAATTGAAGCTTTACATCTGCAGGCTGTGCAGTCAACCAAGCCAAACGAGGCTTAGACTGATTAAATCTTTCATCACTTGCATTCAAGATGCCTAATAGACCTGTTGGTGCTTTACCCGTTTCTACAATTTGAGAAAACGTTAATTGCACTTTGTTTCCTTTTACTCCTTTTGCTGATACTAATGTTACTTTTTTCATAATAATTTTGTTTTTTAAAGATAAATAATTTATAGATTTTGCTCTAAAACACAGACTTATAAAGTCTTTTCACATACACGAGCATGTACATAAAATGTAATTTGGTTGTATTTTCTTGACGGTGCTAACAACCATTACTGGTAAAATAAAGAACTGTTTATCGCAGTAAATAAATAGATTTCACTCTATTTAATTAAAAAAAGATAGTGGAACACGCTTCTTCCACCAAGAACTTACCTATGAATTACTAATTACTTTTAGCACCCTTTGACTTGTATTATACAAGAATAGGGTCATATAGTAAGAGGTATTCTATACATTATATATAGACTGTGACACATTAACTATTTGCTGAGAACTCATTTATATTGTGTAGGACTGTTTATGTCTCTACATGTTTTTAGTCTTGCTTTCTCAAGGCAACAATATATTACGTATTTCTACGTACATCCAATTTTTAAACAGGCTTATCAATGTTTAGTCCTGTGGCATCCTTAGTTTAATGCATACTTTCGGTTAATAGCTGTATTAGCTATTACCGCTATCTTTATACCAGCTTCAAAAGTCCAAAGCTTGGTAAATTTATACTTAGATCTATCTGATTCTTTGTGTAAATACTTAGAATATAGATCATCCTCAATGTTTTTAATTACCTCATCATCATCAGGTGAGATAATATTATAGACTAATACATCATCTTCATCGAAGACAAGCTCAAGTCTATATATGTAATCGTTTTCAAAGTCCATAATGTGCTTTTTAAATTATTACCCAGAACTACAAGTTCTATTTACTAAATTAATCTTTTATTTAATATTTTACTAAGATTCTTTTTGGATATTTTGAATAACTATATGTTAAATCATTTACATTTATCCAATAATTGCCTACTAATATTTGTTTCATAACTTTGATTTATTAGATGTTTCATTGTGATATCTTTAAAGAATCCTCTTGATTAAGCTATAACAAGAGGATTCTACTGACTTATAAAGTCTATTGAGCATTACAGTATAAGATTATCTGCTGCTCAATTTTAATTAAGATATTGCAAAGGTAGCTGTTGCTCCTATAGCTGAAGATATTACTATTAAATCTCCTAGGTGATTACCACCAATCATCAGGATTGCTCCTAATAACAAACATATAGTAAACATTCCTGTAAATATATGCGCTAAATTCTTTCTTTTCATAAGTTTAAGTTTAAGTTTAAAAATACATAAGCAAACTATTAAAAGCTTATGCGTGCATCTTACTGTGTTGGTAGTCTTTCCTCTCTTATTACTAAGTTTAAGGCGATGCTTTTCTACTAAGATGATTAGTCTTTTTTATAGCTAGTAGATAGCGACAATACATCATTATTTCAGATGCATGTATTTAGCCAGCTGTTACAGGAATCACCCACACTGACATATATTTCTTAAATTGGTTCAATAGCAGCTACATCTCTGTCAGCTTTTCTTTCTTCCCAACATTGTTGACATTCATGAACTTCATCACAAGTACACGTTAATTCAGGTGATATGCTGTATAACATAAACATATCTTGTGCATCTTCAAACATCATAAATTAAATTTTTAAGTATAAGTTAAATAAATACAAAACAGTTGCAGTAAACTAGTATTATATAGCACATTTTGGGACTGAGCCTTATAAAAAGGATATATGCAACACAGCTATAATGTGCCATGTACTACTTACCTACCCAGGACATTTCAACCCATAGTTTACTACAACTGTAATGTATTACCCCTCTGCACTCAGTTGTAATCTCTCTACGTTTGAACTATCAGGGTTTCACTAGGCATCACTCCTAGGCTATCTGTCTTACTTAGATTACAACTGCTCATTCTTTGGGAAGTGAGAATGGTGCATTACAAATATGAAGCTTACTATTATTCAGCTTCATATTTTTTAAAGTCATTTATTTCTGCGAGTAATCTACATACTCGGACATGACTAGGTCCAAATGTAATTTTATTGTTTGGCTGCATTTGATTAAGGAGTTTTTCAAAAGATCCAATCTTTTTAAATCCTAAATAATTTGCAACAGCACAAAATCTTACAGTGAACCTTTGATTCGTAATATTTTTCTGTGAATACATTTCTTTAATTTAAATGTTAATAAATAGTACTCTCACAAGGTTGCAACCCTTGGCACTTACTATTTCAAAGTGCTTGTCATATTCTTCTCTAAGTGGAAGAACTTCTCCTGCTTGGATGAGAGTAATTAATTGTAGTAGTTACACAACATAATGTTGCTGGTGTATCACCAACTTAATGGACTTACTATTCTACTACAATTAATTAAATTAAGCCATACCCTTATTAAAGGATATGGCATATCAACTCTTTAAGAGTTAGGGTTTCTTAGCCATGATGGCTTAGTAACCACACCATTAACTACACACATATCTCTGAGTATTAATGAGTTAAGTAACTAAACAAGCACACTCACGTAGTGCTCGACGATGGTTCTATGACAAGTTTAAGGCATAAAGGAAAGGTGCTTGCGCACCCGTTCCTTAATACGCAAATACCTTGCGTGCACCCTTGGTCACTGACCAAGCAATGCCGTCACGCTCCCCGCTTGCGTCACGCTCGGCCTCGAAGATGCCGATTGTGAACACACGGTCATCCGTGAATCCCGCATCGACAACGCTACGTCGAATAGGGAAATACATCGTGTTACCGTCTGCAATCACCATAAGTGTATTGTTGTCGATAACCGTGTATTCGCTAGCACCAATAGTACCTGCGTCTTCAACGGATGTCGCTCCGTATAATGGCGCTCCGTATACCTTAACAAGGTTACCGAGAATTGCTAAATTTAATTTCATAGTTGACATTTTTATGAGTTACGAGTTATAGGGGGGGTGTTTCCCCCGCCCAAATTTAGTAGGGGTTCTGGTTTAAGGTGGTAACCACTTGCGATACCATACAGCAATCCTAAATAAATAATAACCACTCCCGATACCACACACCCAATAATAATATACTGATGGCATCAAAAAAAATATAAAAAAAAAATTATAAATAATCTAAAGGTAAGTGGCTAAACAGCGCTACATTTATACATTCGTACAAGTGCACCTACTGTGTAGGTTTACCTATACATTAGTCTAAAATCATAAAATACTATATAACAATTAGTTACAATTTTCTACTACCATAATTGGTAGGCTCTTACTACCATCAGAGTGATAGTAATAACCTAACAAGCACTGATAGTTGGACTACCACTTACATGATAGTACGTCCCATAACTATAATAATTCAAAATTCCTAATAATATTTACATTATTATTAGCCTACTATTCCTTCATCATATTGAATTATTACATAACTTTACGAACAAGTTAAAAACAAGCACAGTATGAGCAAAAATAAAAGTAAAACTAAAAGCGTTAGAAAGAGAATGTTCTATGATATAGAGGTTTCTTATTTCATAGTTAGTGCTTGGAGATTAGGATATAATCTTTCTATCCAACCACATCAGATTATTAAGTACCCTTCTGTAATCTGCATATCATGGAAGTGGGAAGGTGAGGAAGAAGTTCATAATCTTAGATGGGATGATGCTCAGTGTGACAAAACTCTAATACAGGACTTTGTCAAGGAGCTTAATAAAGCCAATCAAATAGTAGCACATAACGGAGATAGATTTGATTTAAAATGGTTACGCACAAGAGCCATCCTCCACGGGCTACACATGAACCCTAGATATGAAACTATAGATACTCTTAAAATAGCTAAGTCACAATTTAGTTTTGCTTCTAATAAACTAGATGAACTAGGAAAATACTTAGGAGTAGGACAGAAGATATCTACTGATTACACATTGTGGGACAGAATATGCCAAGAGAAATCTGAAGATGCACTTAACGATATGGTTAAATACTGCGATGAGGATGTTAGACTTTTAGAGCGAGTGTATCAAAAATTAAGACCTTACGCTAAGACACAGTTTAACTACGGCAAACTTTACGGCAATGATAACTTTGCTTGCCCAGAATGTGGAAGTCTACACCCAAGGGTTACTAAATGCTACACTACTGCAATGGGAGTAAGAAGATATTACTTGCAATGTAAAGAGCACAAATGCCAAACTAATTACCCTGTAAGTAACCGCACGTACCTCAAAATGATAGAGCACCAAATACTAAATCCAATAATTTAACTATCTTATTTGTATATTTATACTATCAAATTTGGATAGTATCTATATTATTATGATATTTGTACTATCAATTATGTATATTTGCAATGTATAAGTACAGAGATAATAAAAATAGAAAAATGGTAGCAGTGTATTTAGATACAAAGGAAAGCGTATTATTAAAATCAAACGATAGAACCTTCCATGTATTATTCTATATCATGCGTCAATTAGATTTTGAAAAGAATCTATGGTACGCAGATAAACAAAATAAACTTGCCATCATGAATAAGTTAGGAATATCTCCTCCCACTTTGGATAAGCATTTAGCTTCTCTAAAAGAGCGGGACTTAATACGGACAGCAGAAACAAGGGGAAGATATAGATTAAATCTAGAAATCTTTTCATTGTAAGGTTACTGGGGTGAGAATTGGAGAATTTATATCTGGTGATTTACAAGGATTATTTAAAAGAGAAGAGGCCTTGGAAGAAGATTTTATAGAGTTCTGCTTAAAGCATAACAAAGTATTTGAAGCTTCCTTTTGCATCAGCAACGACATAGGCCCTACTAAATTTATTTTACAAATTAATATTAACGATGAGCACAACGGAGAATTTAAAGCAGATTAAGACAGTACTAGCTACTTGCTTTTTAACAGCAACAGAAAAATGTTTAGCAGATGGTCTGCAGTTTAAGTACACATCTTATCCTATGAAGGATAATGAAAATGCTTGGGCAGTAGATATCATTGTTAAGGAAGCAGGGTACAGTGAGAGAACTATACAGCAGTTTAAATACTTACGACCTGATAACATAGATGCTAAGAATATGGAGTACCATGTTATCCTAGATGTACTAGGCTCTCTAGCACAAGGCGCATTAATCACATGGTATGAAGTAGCTAAGATGCTAGCAACAGACGTAGATTTACAAAAAGTAATTATCGATGAAGCAAAGAAAAGTAATATCCCTTCCTACTAACGAAGGAAAGATATATCGCCAGATTCTAGCCTTTATGAATTTTATGCTCAATCTTACGCCACAAGAGAGGGACGTATTAGCAGAGCTCATTAAATTGAATAATGAGTATGAAGCACTTCCTCCCAATAAGAGAGCTAAGTTTATTCTGTCTACTGATATGCGTAAAGAAATTAGGGATGTATTAAACATAGAGGAGAAACAATTTAATGTTATCCTGTCTAGACTTAAGAGCACTAAGAAATCTTTCATGGGCACGCAGTTATTAAATGATCAAAATATGATTCATCCACAACTGCAATTTAAGCCTGACCAAGATGGATTCCAATTTGAAGTAAATCTTATCATGACTACTATTCCTCCAACTACTAAGAAGTTTACAGAGGAATTAGATGAAGCTATTATGGATAAGAACGAGGAGGAGCAAAAGTTTGTAGAAGAATCAATTTGGGGAGCAGATATAAAAGACCCTGCAATGGAGTATGCTAAAGCAGTTGTCAATTCTGAATACGACATTGATGCTTCTAAGGCCCCCGTATTAGAGGAAGAAACTTTTGATTTTAGTATAGCACCGCCTAATGATTGAACAACGTAGATTACTGTTAGAAGTAGCAATGCGCCACGGAGTAAAGATAGGACAAGCAGAAGAAGTTTGGAATTTACTTGGTGGTAAGATTGCTGAAGTGATTGCCGACATAGACAAGAAGAGCGACGAGCTTTATGATAAAGAAAAGTTTCCAGTAATCCATATAGATAATTTTGGTAAATTTATTCCTAATCAAAGAAAGATAAGACATGCTAATCATTGTTTAAATTTAAAAATAGAAAAAGATGAACATAACATTTGAAATAATTAAAGAAGATAAAACTATTGCGCCTGTGACTTTCTACGATATTACAGCAATAGGACAAGGGTCAGAAATAGGAACCTCAACAATTTACAGCAATGGTATGCAGTTTACCTGCACACTTCCTATGGGAGAATTGTGGAATAAGCTAAAAAAGATTAAGGATGAAAGCGGCTCATGATAATAATTATTGGGAAGTAAACTCAGAGTATTTATTACTGACTGAGTTTTCTCAGTTTTATAATAAAGATAAATCTAAAGGCAAAGAAGAAAGCTCAAGAGTAATGTGGGCTGTTAATTATGCTTTTAATCCTGAGTCTAAATTCTTTCATTATCCAAATAAATTAGAAGTATTATCTAAGGACTTTATAAAAATCCCTAAATTTAAATGGGATAGCATACAAAGTATCATAGACGTATTTAAGAACCTAGTACTATCTGATGCAGAGAAATCATTAGTAAACTGGAGTGAGATAATGGTGCTCAGAGATAATTCCCTAAAGGATCTCTATAGAAACGCTATTCAAGCAGGGGACACTGACGAGTTAGTTAAACTAGATAAGATGTTGAGCAACACGCCTAAGATGTTTGAGGATTATAAGAAAATTAAGAGAGATTACGAAGAAGAGAAGACTACCAAAAAAGGTAAGTCTATTGCATCACTATCAGATAGCGGAGAAATATGATAATAGAAAATTCTAATTTTAGACTTAAAGATATTCCTAATTATCATCCTGAATTAGAATACTATGAACGTATTGCTTTTTGGAAAGAAGAAAAGCGTAAGTGCATAGAAGGTTATTGGGTCGGGGGCAAGTGGATGCCAGGCCCTCTATACTATTACATCAACTTTCACAATATACAATTTGAAGACGATACGTCTGTAGCACAAGCATTTGGTCTGCCGTTTTTGCGCGATATAGATTGGGAATTATTTCTTATCTATGACGAGTGTCGGGGCTTTTCAGGATTCACAGGGGACAAGGTTTATACATGCGATAGAAGATATGGACCAGATAAGGCAATCTCAATCATCCTTAAAAGGATTACTGAAGCAGAATCTCAGAAAATGACTTACGTTCCCGCAAGAGAATACTTAAGAAGAAACCACGGTAAATCTTTAGGTAAGCCTTTATACAAAAATGCAGCAAAGCATTTTATGTCTATACAAGCAAGGGGGTCGGGTAAGTCTTATTCTACTTCAGCAATAGTTGCCCATAACTTTTTATTTGATGGAGCTACAGACTACGACGATTATTTATCAAGAAGAAAATTAAAACAATATACTTCGTCAGAAAGTATCATCGGTGCAATTGATACTAAATACACCGAACCATTAGTAGCTAAGGTAAAGACGGCATTTGAGTTATTACCTGGGGGATTTTCCATAGGCGATGAAGAATACCCCGCACCGCTATTCTCAAACTACACAGGGTCGCTACAGTCTAACAAATATATTACAGCAGCACTTTCTAAATCTAAATTATACCACAGAACCTTTAAAGATAATCCACTAGCAGCCAATGGTACTCGTGCCAACTTAGTAGCACTAGATGAGGTAGGTTTCATGTATAATATAAAGGAATCTTGGGGAGCTATTGAAGCTATCCAAGCAGCAAAGGCTAAGAAAAACCTTGTAATATGGGCCCTAGGAACGGGTGGGCTTGTATCAGGTAGAGCGGCATTATATGCAGAAAGTATATTTAGAAATCCACAAGATTATAACTGCGTAGAATTTGATGATGTATTTGAGCATAGAGGAAAGATAGGATACTTTGTGCCGTACTCATTAGTACAAAATGAATTTAAGAAAGGCCCTAATCTAGAAACAGATGAAGCGCTAGCAAGAGTAAATATAGAATACAGACGGTCTATTGCAAAAAAATCACCCGACCCGACTGTATATCAAACAGAAATTATCAACGGACCAATGGTTCCGAGTGAAGCATTCTTAGTTCTAGAAGGAGCATTCTTCCCTACGCTACAACTTAAAGAACAACTAGCTGAAGTAGAGGGAGGTAAGTATAAGAAATATACAGAAGCATCTTTTAAAGGCCACATATCTTTTAACTCTGCCAACGAACCTGAGTTTTTTACAGAGCAAGATGCACAACCTATTAGAAAGTTTCCACTTAATAACAATGACGACAAAAGAAGTTGCATAGAATTGTGGGTAAAACCCCAAAAGAATGACGAAGGTGTAGTGCCGAGAGGAGTGCACATCGCAGGAATCGACGTTGTAGATAAAGATAAATCCACTACTGATTCCTTGCCGTCTATAATTATATTGAATCGTTTTACTCGACAAATAGTTGCCGAGTATACAGGACGTACAGGGGAAGCAAAAGATTTCTACGAAGTATGCCGTAAGATGTTGTTGTACTATAATGCAATAGGAATGTACGAGAAAAACCTTATTGGTCTTTACAATTACTTTGACCAAAATAAGTGTACTTACTTACTTGCAGATACTCCTTATCAATTAAGATCTACAGATACTTATAAAGCAGGAACTAATACTTCTAAAGGTATTAACGCATCTGGTACAGTTAATGCTGAAGCAAGAAATATGATTAAGTCTTGGTTGCAAGAGAGAATCTCAGAGAAATCTGAGACAAGAGTGTACGAGACATTATATTCTCCTGCTATGATAACAGAATTAGTAATGTGGAATCCTAGTGGCAACTTTGACAGAGTTTCTGCATTAGGTATGCTAATGTGGTTAGACTCTACAATGTTCAAAGAGAACGTTAAACTTAAAGAAGATATTAAAGGTTTTATGGATAATCCCTATTGGGATAAGATGGGTGTTTTAAAAAAGAAACCTATCAATACTATTAATTCCAATTTTTATCCATAAATTTGTATCTTAAATAAATTATCACTATGAGTTCTCCAGTTAAAATGCAAGGATATATTAGTTTCCCTAGACAGAAGCTACCTGATTCCAAAAAAGATGACAATTGGTTTAAAAAGAATATGGATTTTGCAGAGCATTTATTAACTTCTGATGTAAACCTACGTTCTAACTTTAAGAATAAAAAAGCTAACTATAATTTAAGGGCTAATATAATCAACGTTAAGGATTTTGAAAAATTTATTAATCCAGACAATCTGGATCTCGAGTCTTTACCTGCATCTTTTCAGCATGTGGGCATTGAGAATTCTAAAATTAATTTACTATTAGGAGAATACTCTAAAAGAAAAAAAGAATTTAAAGCTTATATATCAGCTAACGATACTGATGGTATTGGGAGAAAAGAAGCTGAGTTAATGGAGCAAATTAAAGCTGAGTTAACAGGCATTATTAAAACTACTTCAATTTCTGATGAAGAAATACAAAAGAGACTTCAGAAATTACAGAATTATCAAACTTACGAATACCAGGATGTAGCTGAAATTACAGCTAATAAAATACTAAAAAAAGAATACAAAGAAGGGGATTTTGATTTTACTTTCTTGCGCACTTTTGAGGATTTACTAGTGAGCGGTGAAGAAATAATGTATTGCGGAGTATTAGGAGGTAACCCTGTTATGCGACGAGTTAACCCGATGAACTTATATACAATGGGAGGCAACTCTATGTATATTGAAGATGCAGATATTATTGTTGAATACGGATATAAATCTGTAGGACAAATAGTAGATGACTATTGGGAAGAGTTATCAGAGGACGATATAGATTTCTTAGAACGAGGAAAAACTGATGCTTCCGCTGGAGGCGGTGGTATCGGACTTAATCGTGACGTATCTGTTTATGATTATTATGGAGAGCAAGGAGCATTAAGTATTTTTCACCCAAATGAAATGGGAACTAGAACTTTCTCAGGAGCTTTTGATACTTACGGAAACGTAAGAGTATTGAAAGTATGTTGGAGAAGTAGAAGAAAGGTAGGGGAACTTACATTCTTCGATCAAGATGGACAAGAACAAAAGGATTGGGTTCCTGAAGATTATAAACCTAAAAAAGAATTAGGAGAAACAGTAAAATGGATATGGGTAAACGAATGGATGGAAGGTACTAAAATTGCTGACCACGTTTACACAGTAATGCGCCCTGTACCTTATGCTTCTAAATCTTTAGTAAATAAATCTAAAGGAACTCCTCCGTATGTAGGAAGTGTAAATAGTACCAATGATTACAAAGTACAATCATTGATGGATATAATGAAACCATTTACATACTCTTACGATATATCATATTACAAAAGAGAATTAGCTATTGCTACATACAAAGGGTCTTTCACTGCCCTGAACTCTTCACTGGTGCCATCTGGTTGGGATCCAAAAGAGTGGATGCGCTATGTAACTATTAATAAGTTTGCATGGTTAGACCCAACTAATGAGATTCTTAAAGGACCTTCACAAGGTAAATCTGCAGGAGCATTTAACACATTAACAGCACAACAAATACAAGTAGGCGACCCTAACGAAATTAGTATGTATACTAATCTGATGTTAGACATAGAAAATACTCTTGGTAAAGTTGCAGGTGTATCAGGAGCTAGAGAAGGCCAAATAAGTAATAGACAATCTAACGGTAGTGTAGAAATGGAAGTATCACAGACTTCACACATTACTGAGAAATGGTTTGCAATAGATGCTAACTTCCGTAAAAGAGTTCTTACTAAATTCTTAGAGGCTTGTAAATATGCTTATAAGAAAAATCCTAAAAAGGGTCAGTTCTTATTAGACGATATGGGCCAACACATTGTGACTAAATTTGACGAGTTTGTAGCTTCAGAATATGATGTTCATGTATCTAATTCTACAAACGATACGCAATTATATGACGACTTAAGAGCGTTATCTCAAGCAGCTATTCAAAATGGCCAAGCTACTATATCGGATCTTATTGCTATTACACAATCAGAGTCTGTACAAGAAGTTGCTAGAAGACTAGAAGATTCTGCAAGAAGAATTAAAGAAGAAGGACAGCAAATGGAAGAGAAGAAAATGGCTTCTCAAGAAGAGCAGACTAAAGCTCTTATGGCAGACAAAGATGCACAACGTCAAGTAGAGATTAAATTCCACGATGACGAGATAGCAATAAAACGAGAACAGATCGCAGCTAACTTGCAGATTGCAGGCATGAAAGAAGATAATACTAATAGTCGACATGCAGCAGATGGGGCAAGAGTAGATACAGATAATAACGGTATAGATGATTATTTAGATATTAGACGTACCGATGTAGATGAAAAGTATAAACAAGATCAGGTTAGAATAGCAGAAGAGAAACTTGCAGAGACTCAAAGAGCCAATCAAGCTAGAGAGGAAATTCAAAAACAAGCGATTAATGCCAAACCTAAGACTAAATAAAGCTATAGGACTATAGATGAATTCATAAATAATTTATAGACTATGTATAAAAATTTTTTTAATATTGTAACTAATTAATGACAGCAAATATGGATGCAGATATCAATGACTTGTTTGAAGGACTTCAAATAATGTCGGCAGAAGAACTAAATTCAGCAGTAGAATCAAAAAATGAAGGCGGAGAACCTTTAGAAGATTCAGCAGAAGAATTTACATTAACACCTGTAGTAGCGGAAAAAGGAGACGATACTACTACACGGGAAAGCAAAGCTACACAAGTAGCAGCAACAGAGACAAAAGATTCAGGTTCTAACGAGAACAAGAATGAGATAGTTTACAAAGCATTAATGAAAGAACTTGTTACAGCAGGAGTCTTAACCGTTGAAGAGATGGAAAAGTTAGACGAGATGCCAGGAACATTTGATTCTATTAAAGATTTAGTAAGCAAAACAGTTGAAACAAATTTTAAGGCCAAAGAAGAGAATTGGAAAAAAGGCATGTCGTCTGCAAAGAAAAGATTTTTAGAAATCGAAGATGCATTTGATGATACCGACAATGCTATTCTTATGGCACAGAGATTAGAGTTCTTTGATAGTGTTGGAGTAGAAGATATTAAAGCAGATGAAAATTTGCAGAAACAAATCTACTTTGAACAATTAAAAGCTAAAAACTTCTCAGATGCAGATGCATTAGAAGCGATAGACGATGCGTTAGCAGTAAATAAATTAGAGGAAAAGGCACTAAAAGCAATTCCTGAACTAAAGACACAAGCGCAATCAGTTATTCAGGAGTCTAGAAGCAGTAAAGAGCTAAAGACTAAAGCAGCTCAAAAAGCACAGACAGATGCATTTGAGAATTTATTAGGACACATTGATACAAGAGAATCTTTCATCGATGGTTTAAGTCTTAATAAAATTGCTAAGGATAAATTAAAAAGCAATATAGTAAACCCAGTTTACACGGACCCTAAATCAGGGAAAGAGTTTAATAGTTTAATGTATAAACAACAAAGAAACCCTGTAGAGTTTGAGATGTTAATTAACTACTACGATACTATGGGATTATTTAATTTAGATAAAGAAGGTAAGTTTAAACCAGATATTGCTAAATTAAAAGCAGTTGCTAAGACTGCCGCTATTAACGAACTAGATAAAGTTATAGCAGCTGAAGAGCAAAGAGGAGTAGGTAGAAATACCTCTATGGAAACTTCTCAAAAAACAGAAGGAATACTAAGTTTGCTTGAAAGAGCAACTAAGGGAAATAAATAAATTATTCGTCTAACAATTAATAACAAAAGAAAAAAATGGCTCAATTACTCCCATTACAAAGGTATGAAGCTAAAGATTACAATGGATTGGTTACAGATAACCACTTCCACGCTTTGTATCAACAAAAGCCACAGTTGATTAGTAATGTTATCAAACAGATATACAAAACTAACCTTCAAGGTAAATTACGTGAATTCGTAGATCGTTTCCCTGTTAAAGAGGTGGAACAAGAAAATGGTTTCTATAACTGGATGTTGCAAGGTCAACACGACAAGAATCTTCCTCTAGTAGATGCTGAAACAATTGACGGACGTACTATTTCTGCAGGGACTTTCCCAGCAAATGTTGGTGCTAACGGAGAGCGTTTTTACTTAATCTTTGACGAACCGTTGTTTGAAGAAACTAACGTACTTCGTGGAGAAGTAGATGATTACCACTTGTTGGTTAAAAAATCTATGGACGCAGGTTCTCGTTACAAAGTTGAAGTTGAATTAGTAACTGATAGCTCTACTAAGTCTGTTCCTTCTGAGGAATTGTCTATCGGAGGTCGTTGGTCTAAATTTTACTCTTTGTCTCCATCTACTCTATCTTACCAAGGTGCTAAGCCGTATTTTACATCTCCTTGGAGAATGGAAAATCGTCCTTCTACATTGCGTATGGAGTATGAAGTTGCAGGTAATACTATCAACAAAGGTAAAAACGAACCATTAGAGTTTGGATTTAACTACAAAGGTCAACAAGAATCAATCTGGATTAACTACCAAGATATGGTAGCTCATCACCAGTGTGAAGAAATGTTTGCTCGTATGTTGATGTACGGTAAGAAAAACTGGACAGCTGATCACAAGTATTTAAACAAAGATGACAAGACTAAATATGCTATCGAATCAGGTGCAGGTTTCTTCGAGCAAATTGCTCCATCTAATGTTCACTACTATAACTCTTATGACCTTGACTGGCATTTAGAATTGTTGTTAGATATGGGTGTTGGTAAAATTGAAAGAGGTAAGCGTGTAATTCACTTGTTAACAGGAGAATTCGGTGCTATTGAAATCTCTAAGCAAATCCAAGCTAAATCAGGAACAGGAAAATTCACAGTAATTTCTGATAAATTCTTGATGTCTAACACAGATGCAGGTAACTTAGGTGGTAATAACACTAAAGGTTTAATGGAACCACAGTGGAACGTGTACGAATGGTACAACGGAGTTGTTATCAAAGTTGAAATCGTTGATTTCTTCGATGATGATGTTTACTTCCCACAACGTCACCCAGATGGAAAAGGTCTTGTTGAATCACACAGAATCCTTGCTTTGGATTATGGCGACAATGCAGGTATCTACCGAGTTAAGCCAAAAGGAGTTCCAGATTACAACTGGGCGTATATCCCAGGTATGAGAGATCCTTTCTCTCCTGCAGGTAAAGGTTCACCAAAGATGGTAGCTTCTCCAGTAGACGGTTACTCAGTACACTTCCAGAAGTGGGGTGGATTGATGATCGAAGATCCTACAAAAGTAGTAGATTTACGTCTTTCAGTAGAAAGATAAAAACTATAGGAAATGATCCCCTCGGAGTTGAACGCCTCGAGGGGACATTTTTAATAAAGAGAATTAATTAAGACAGCAAAAATGGAAACAGCAAAAATTGAAAAACAAATTTATGGATCTTTTCTACAAAATAGAATCGTAGCTATAAAACCAGTAGAATCATCGGGGAAATGGAGTACCTTATTAGTACAAGGACAGGATAACAAAAAAGATCCTTTCATGTACAATAAAACAAAACGAAGCTTTCAAGTTCCGCTTAATAATGCAAACTTGGGAGGCGGAGTAAAAGTAATTTTGGACGACCAAAAGAGAGTTAAAGTTCAAAAATACATGGAGTCTTTTCCTAACGGAATGACTCAAAAAGAGTTCTTTGAAAAAGAATTAGGTGTGGATTTAAACCCAACACTTAAGCAAGAGGATAACTTCTGGAGAACAGACAGAAGAGGACGTGTAGTACTTACAAAAGAAGGTACAACATTAAATCTTAATCAGTCTTTAGATATGTTAAAGTATCTTATATTGTTAGCTGATAAAATGCGTATATCACCATCTTATGATGATAGAACATTAAAAGCTACTTATGAGTTTATGATTGTAGACGAAAGCAAGGTAACTACTAAGAAATTAGAAGAAGCTAGTGTTAAAGCAAATGCTTTTGTTAAGTACGCAGAAATTACAAATAGTAAAACAGCTACAATAGGATTTATTAAATCTCTTGGTAGAACTATACCTGCTACAGCAAATGACGAATGGTTGAAGAACGAAGTATTAAATATTGTAGACAGTAATCCTACATATTTCTTAGAGATTGTTAACCATCCACAATATGCTGAAAGAATCTTTGTACAAGAAGCTGTAGAAGCTGGTGCAGTTATTCGTAAAGGTGAAAAAAGATACACACTTGATAATGGTGCTGAGTTAGGAGATATGACTGATGTTATTAACTACTTACTTAACCCTGACAATCAAGAAGTAAAATTGAGAGTAAAAGCAAAAATTGATTTAGCAAAAAGAAATTAAGATATGACTGCAAACCAAATGGCCGATGAATTAGAATTGAAACTAGACAGAAGTGATAGTTTTGGTTCCCCTGGTTATGAAGATTTTGAATTATCTTCTGTACTAACAGAGGCTGAGCAGTTATATGTTAAAAAATACTTTGACGAATTAAATAATAGAAAGGGTAAAGGCTTTCAAGAAACAGAAATTAGGGATCAAGGTTTGGGAGCACTTATCAAAGATGCTCCTGCCCTAACCCCTTCTGCATCACAAGCAGGAATAATTGTGAACACAGATGTAACAGGAAAGTTCTTTGATTTACCGTTAGACCACATGTACACTATATACGAAGAATGTACTATAGATAAAATGACATGTGGAACAACAACTAATATTGTAGGATATGTTGTCCAGATTGCTCACAACGAGATGCAGAGATTCAGTTGGAGCAAATATAAAAAACCTTTCTACAAATCCTCGGGAGATGCTAGAATATGGAGATCGGAATTCTCCAGACAGGTAACAGGTATATCGCCTACTGCTCCTGCAACTGCTAAACGACATGAGTTGTTTACAGATGGTACTTTTAACATAAACATATATCACATGCGATATATTAAAAATCCACAAGCAATTGTAGTAGATAGAGATACTCCTGCTAATCAACAAAATTGCGAGTTAGATACATCTACCCATATAGTTATAATAGATATAGCAATGGACTTAATGTATCAAAGAGTAAAAGAACAAAAAATGCAAATAGTAGAACCTTTTAAGGAACTAGAATAAATAAATAATAATATTAATTTAAAAACAAACAGAAATGTTAAGAAAAGCAAACAACGTGTTCAGCGTATTACTGAACGATGGTACAGTTGCAAGTTCTACTTTGCCTACAGTGGGTACAGTTGTTACTCCTGCTAACTTACCTTCAGGAGCTGTAGTATTAGTAAATGCAGGAATGCAACGAATTAGTAATACTGAATATGCGCTATTAGCTGATGGAGATAAATTCTTCGTAGTTGAGGGTCGTGGAACTTCTAAATCTTTTTTGAAGTCTCCTGTTTTGACTAAAGGTAAAGTTAAATTTACTATCTCTCGTCACAAACCTGCAGTTCAACAAAGATCAGTAATCGGTTATAATGGTACAACAGGATCTCTTCCTGCGGCTAATTTTACTGATTTCTGGATCAAATTACGTAAGCGTGATAATGATGCAGCTAACCGTTCTCAGCCAATGAGTTTATTTGCTGGACCTGTTCGTACAGATGCTGCTGGTACTCAACGTGAATTAGCTATTTTGTTAATGAAAAGTGGTATCAGAAACTTCACTAATCAAGAACCTGCAAATGGTTATGTAAAATTTGAAGCAATATCTGATGGTACTGCAGCAGCAATTGGAGCTACAACTTTGGCAGCTACTAACCAATCTAAATTGTTGACTTACTCAGCAGCACACTCTTTAGCAATTGGTGACTTAGTATTTATTGCAGGAGCAACTTATGAAGTAGCTACTGTACCTTCTACAACTACAGTTACGTTAACTGTTGCTTTCCAAGGAACTACTGTAACTGCTTTAGCAACTGGTACTGCTTATGCTACTACTCACGGTAAATTGACTGCAGTTACTAACTGGGGTATCGCTATCACAGGTGTTGCGGCACCATTTGATGTAAATCAATTCCGTGATTACTATGCTAATCGTTTTACTGCAACTTTCTCTGATACTACTACATTAGTATCTCACATGGTAGGAGCATTTAACGGTAATGGTACATGGCAACAAGTTGCAATGGATGAATACATGGGTTATGGATTTGAAGGAGAAATGCAACAAACTTCTACTCCTGCTATTTCAAGAGACCAATTTGTAAAAATTCCAGGTATTGGAACAAATACAGTATTATCTTCTCGTTACTCTTGTTTGGGTATTGCTTGGGAAGAATCAATTTCAGGTCTTGTTTCTATGGACGGTGGAAAAGGTAGTGTTTTCGTTTATTTGAATCTTGACTCTACTTCTCCATTAGGTTTATTGGATACAGTGACTGCAAACAACGGTGAAACATTTGTTCAAGCTTTAGGTTTGACAGCTGCTAACTTTGATATGGTGTAATTCTCCAACCCCAGTAGCCTGCCACGGAATTTTGCTGTCGAGTGGTGGGCTACTATATTTTTAATTATTACAAATATTCTATACAATGAACATTGAAAAAAAATATAATAGAGATGCACAAAATGAAGACGGTCTAGAAGTAGATATCTTTAAAAGTATAGAAAATAATGTTGTAGCATACAAAAACAGATACGGAATTGTTGTACCTTTAGAAAGTACTGGTACGCCAGATTTTACTGATGTTTATGACAATTTAATTGCAAATAATACTAGTGCAAGTACTACTGCAGTTTTAAATTACGGAGTAAATGTATTTAGAACTGTCACTGTAACTAATTACGCAGCTAAATTACCTCAACCTAAAACTGGCCGTACAACAATCATAGTAAATAATTCTGACGGTATTATTACTTTATATCCTTCTAACATAGGAGGAAGAATTAATAACTACGCTATTAATGTTCCTGCAACAGTTCCACCAGACGGCAAACCTTATACATTTTACTGTATAGAGAATCCTCTACCTGGAGCTTGGACATGGAGCGCGCCCGCAACTACACAATATTTATCTGATATTATTACTATTCCTAGTTTAGTATCTGGAGGAACTCTAGCAACTAATCCTATTTATTCTATTTATAATAGCACAAACTATATAAATAGAGGTACAACTTTTGGTGCTTATTCTGAATCTGAAGATGGGAGAAATAAACCTTTAGTATTTAGTAATGCTTCTGGAGTATACTTTAAATTTAATCCGTATGCTACAGGTATTGCAAAAATAAAAGTATATACTAACTTACTAAATAAATCAACATTTACATTAGCAGGTTCTATAGGAACTACACTTTATGATATTACTACAGGATTAGAAGTTAATAGTGGATATATTTCATCTGGAAATTTAACTGGATACCAGGACACTAACAGCATTATACCAGGTACTCCTGTAGGTACGTATGTATCTACTAATATAGGAGATCCAGGAACTCGTTACGGAGAAATGATATTACCCGCAGGTATTAGTTCTCAAGGAGGTACAGTAGTAAATATTATAGGCGATAAATATATATCGCAAGCTATTAACCCTAACACAGGCTTATTAGCGGATGTATGGGCAACAGGTTATTTAAATTTACAAATAGAACCATTATCTAGTGTTGCAAATTATGGAACACTTTCTAATGTTAAGTTTCAGTTTGCTATTGAATACTACTAAATAAATTTATAATTAGGTTGTATTACTTCTAGTACAACCTAATTATTTAAATACATAAATTTTTATTATCTTTGATAAACTTTAAAACATGGCATTAGTACCTAAAATATCGCTTACCCTTGGAAATAAATGTAACTTAGTTAATTTATATGAAGAGACTAATGCCTATAACCTAACTACTAATCCTACAGGATGGGGAACTCCTAATATAGATACAACTGCTGTAGTATCAGCAACTGTAAATGTTTACCCTTGGACTTATACTCCAGCTGTTAATGCTTTTGGCACAGGAACAATCTCAGGAACTACTTTTACAGATGTATCACATTTATCAGGTACTTTCGTTGTAGGGCAATATCTAACAGGTATTGGAGTAACTCCAGGTACTAAGATAGTAGCATTAATAACAGGTACAGGTGCTAACAACGGAGGAACTTACCAAGTTAATATCTCTCAGTCAGTATTATCTACTGTTATAATGGGAGTATCTGTTTTAGAGCAGTTTATTTTTAAAAATCCTACTATTAACTTATACACTGGACAAATAGGAAATCCTACTCCAGTTCCTTTTACCGCTTTGGTAGACCAAACATGGTCGCAACCTGACGGTATATATCAAGTAGTTTATTCTGTATTAACATCAACAACAGAATATACTAATGATACACAATATGAACTATTCTTATGCAATGTATGTAATTGCAAAGATAGACTTGTTGTTGCTTTAATCGATGCATGTGATTCTATCACTGTAAGAAAATTAAAAGACCAAGTAGATCAAATGGAAATTTTTATCTACGGAATACAATCTGCATTTGCATGCGGAGATTTTGATACTGCAGAAGCTATTCTTACTGCAGCTAGTACTTATTGTCAAACGGTTGTCGACTGTGGCTGTGGCTGCGGTGGATGTTAATATAAAGAATTATGTGTGGATGTAAAGATTGTCAAGGAATTACTTTATTAAGTGGAAATGACGGAAAAGGAATAGTAAGTGTTACCTCTAATGGTAACGGAACTTTCACTTATTTATACACAGACGGGACAACTTATATTACGCCAAACCTAAATGGAGCAAACGGTACTAATGGTACTAACGGAGCAACAGGTGCTACGGGCGCAACAGGTCCACAAGGTCCTGCTGGAGTTTGTCCTTGCGAGCAAGTATTTTATACTACAGAAAGGTTAGGTATGGGAAGTGTAGGTACTTCTCCCACTTCAACTGATATTACAGGGACTAGTTACACAGTACCCGTAGGAACAGCAACAGCTTTATATAGAATCAGTTATTCAGCAAAAATAACTTTTGAAATTAGTTCTTTATTTACAGGAGGGTCTTTAACATATAATGCTTATAAAAATGGAGTAGTACTTGATACTTATGTTAATAACACTTCTATATTTTATTCCACATTTTTACAAAATTTTAGATTTAGTACTTCATTTTTACTTTCAGATATTTCCTTAGTTGCAGGAGATACTATAAATCTTATAGGAACATCAACTGATTCAGCTAAGATATATTTATCAAATGCTACTTTTATACTTGATAAAATTAGCTAATGGCAATGTGCGATGATTACTCGTTATTAGTTTGGGATAAACAATGCGAGTTTGGAAAAGAGACATTTAAATACATGCAGCAATTGCAATTTGGAAATGCATGCTGCGAGACACTAGATAAATTAAAAAATAAGCGTAGAGCTTTAGAAATATTAAATTGTTACGATACAAGAGATATAGCAGGTAATACTACTATATATAATACTCTAACATATCAACAAATTAAAAACTTATTAAATTCGTAATTATGGCTGAGTATAAAATTAAAGACGCACAAACTGCAAATTTAGATGAAATATATTTTGACAAGAATGTTAGCAAAATGTGTTATAAAAATGCACTTGGAATAATTACAACTCTTGAAACTAGCGGTAATGTTGTACAATCTGTAGTTGCGGGTACAAACGTAACTGTAAATAATACTGACCCTGCTAATCCTGTAGTTAACGCAACAGGTGGAAGTGGTGGCGGATTGCAGGGTAATGCAGGAATATATCCATATTATGGAGGTGTTGGTTCGGCATTTGGACTTAATGCAGCAATTAATGCTTCTTCAATGGGTGTATACAACGGTTCTGTAAGTAGAGTAGATTTAAATCCATTTTTGCCAAATAATGATTTTCTTACAATATCATTAAACATTAATATTACCGCTGCTGCAGTAGGAGGTTTAATGGAATTATTAATTTATTCAAATGCTGGGGGTGTACCAAGTCAAAAATTATATCAAAGTGCGCAAATAGATTGTTCTACAACAGGTATAAAAACAATTACAACTGCATTTCAGTTCTTAAAAGGAATAACATATTGGATAGGAGTTTTACCTAATGCCTCTATCAGTACTACTGGAATTTCAAGTGATGCCTTAATGTCATTAAATACTGCTTTTGCTTCTGGCCCAACGCCTACTGTAGGATATTCAATGGTTTCTACCCCAATTGGTACTGCACCCACTACATTTAATTGGAATACTTATAAAACAGGAATAGTACCAAATATTTGGATAAAACCACAAGAATAAATAATAAAATTATGGCACAAGTTAGAAACGAGATATATGACGAAAACGGCCTTGTTGAGGTTGTATTTATAGAAGTAGATGAGCCTACTCAAGAAGAGTTAATTGCACAAAAGGAAGCAGAATTGCTGACTATGTACAAAGAGTTAGAAGCTCTAAAAGGAAAATAATAAAACATTAAAAATAATTATTATGTCACAAAAACATGTAGCCATAGTAGGCCATAATAACACACAAGCACAAGTAACTGGTCAAAATGAGTTACTTGTAAAAATGAATTCTATTGGAAGTACTACAGGTGCAACTAGAGTACCAGTATTAATCAGAGTTACTGCATCTGGAACTATTGCTCCAATTGTATACAGTATATCTGTATCTAATGTAGGACTTGCAAATGGAACATTCTTAGGCGGTACAATTAAGCCAGGTGAAACATTAAACTTTGATGCTGGAGCTTTAAACAACTTCTATGCAGCAGGAACTATTGCTTATAACGGCACTGGAACTGAGTTAGTTATCATTTATAACGTATAATAAATGAGTACTGCAATTACTTCTGGATTAGTAAGACTACAGGATACTGCGGGTACTACAATGCTCACTGATGCATTTGGAAGAGAAAGAATTTCTCAACCATTTACATTAGGAGATTATAAACACGTCTACGGTTTAAATATAAATTTTCTTGATAAAGTTGTTAGTGGAGGTACTATTACTTTTAATCCTAATCAATCATCAGCTTTATTAACTACTACATCAAGTGTAACAAGTAGTGCAATACATCAAACAAAAATTTATCATAATTATATCCCTGGAAAAAGTCAATTAATATTTTCAACCTTTTGCTTTAAAGCAGCAGTTACTAATGTAACTAAGAGAACGGGATATTACGATGATAAAGACGGTATTTACTTTGAACAAAATGGTGCAGGAATATTAAGTTTTTGCGTTAGAACAAATACAAGTAGTACACCGAGTGATGCTTCTAAAATAACACAAGCAAATTGGAATGTAGATAAATGCAATGGAACTGGAGATTCAGGTTATAATTTAGATATAACAAAGACACAGTTTTTATTTATAGATTTTACTTGGTTAGGATTAGGTAGAGTTAGATGTGGATTCTTAGTTGATGGTAAATATATTATTGCTCACGAATTTAAGACATCTAATACTATTTCTGTACCTTATATGGCAACTCCTAATTTGCCCATAAGATGTGAAATATTTAATACTGGAGTAACAACGGGAGGATCTTTTAATCAAATATGTTCTACTGTAATATCGGAAGCAGGAGATTCAGATGCAGGACAAGATTGGTCAGCATTGAATACTACATTAAGATCTATTGCAGCAGGAGCTACATTACCTATAATTGCTATTAGATTAACTAGCACTTATCAAACTTATTTAAATAGATTATTTGCAAGATTACAAGAATTTAGTTTATATTCAGTAAAAGAACCTCTTGTATATAAAGTAGTAAAATTACCTAATATATCATTTTTAACTGGAGCAACTTGGACATCTGTAGATTCCCGTTCAGGCGTTGAAGTAAGTGTAGATGCTACTTCCTACACAGACGGATTAGTGTTTGCTACTGGATATGTATCAGCAGCAGTAGGTAATAGCGGAGCTGTAAACTCAGATCCTAGTGCATCAAATGCAAGACAAAATTATATTTCACAAAATTATGATTCTACGGATTCAGAAATTTATATTATAGCAGCAACTAATATAGGAGCAACAGCAACGACTGCTGGAGCATCATTACAATGGCGAGAGATTTACTAAATAAAATATACTAATGAGTACACTAATTCAAATAAAATCATCAGGTGGAGGCTCTGCTTCAGGAGTCTTCGGTATATCTAATGCGTCTGGAGTATATACATACTATGCTACCTTAACCCTTGCTATGGCAGCAGCAGTAAGTGGACAAGTAATAGAAATGTTTGCAGATGTTGTAGAGACTGGAACAATAGAGATAATATTAAAAACTGGTGTAAATATCAATGGAAATGGTCATACTTATACATTAAATTGTACAGATTTTTACAATGCTTTTATTGATAATTCTGTTGCAGTAAGTTGTGAAATTTACAACATAAAAATTATTAGAATAGGATATTCTTTAATGTCAGATATTACTAATTTGTGTTTAAAAGTTCAATCTACATCTTCTCAAATAAAATGTAGTGGTGCTTTTTTTAAAAATGCAGGAAGTTGTATTTATAATAGAGGTAGTTTATGGGGTATTTCAGCATCTGGTAGTGGACTTGCAAGTGTAAGAAATGAAGGAAGTTTATATAACAGTTATATAGAAGCAACTGGAAGATCTTTAAATAATACAAATCTAGGAAATACATACAATTGTATTGCAGTATCAACTGGTGGATCAGATGGTATTTATATAGATAGTGGAAATATATATAATTCTATTGGAAGATCGGTTACTGGAGATGGGATTAACATGGGTGGTGGTAAATGTTTTAATTCAACTGGTCTATCAACAACTAAAAGTGGAATATTTAATCCTGCTGGAACAGAATTAAATCAATGTATTGGAATATCTACATCTGGATTAGGTCTATATGCAGTTGGAATAATGTATAATTGTCAGGGCATATCGTCTTCTGGTTCTGGAGCTTGGCTTAAATCATCATCAATTTCATATAATTGTATTTTTAAATCAGCATCAAGTTGTGCAATTTTGGGAGCATCAGGTAGTTTAATATATAATTCAACAATTGAATGTAATTGGAATAATATTAACGGTAATGGAATACAAGGTGTTTCGGCATCTATTACCGATACTATTGTAGATTGTATTTTTAAATTAGTTAATGCTACTGCTCCTTATTTAAACAATGGAGGAACTGCTCAAGCAATTTCTATGAGAGGAAATACATATCAAGGAGGTACAGCATTTAATGTAAATCTTACCCAAGCAATTGTGAATACAGAAGACAATCAAGGAAATATTTACTTATAATAAATAAACAAAAATGGAATCAGTTACAAAGATTGACATTATAGGCTTAGAAATCTATGCTTATGATGAATTAGAAAACAAGAAGGAAATTTATCCTTTGACAGCAGAGTATGATTTCTTTATGAATGAATTTTCAGACACACAAGAATTGTTGTCTGTAAATATCTACAATCCTATCCCAAGAATCATGAAGTTTTATGGAATTGAAAATAGTATTCCTAAAGAATTCACAGAACTTGACTATGTAGACATGACGGTAGAACAGAAAGCAGATTTTGATGCATTTGTAGAACTTATTAAATTAAAATAAAATGGCAGTAGTAGCAGTAATCGGAGCACCAGCAATAGCAATTAATTATACGCATGTAACAGATACAAGTGCTGACTTTTCATCTGTTGCTAACTCAACTTATTTTTATAATAAAGCTGATAAACTAGTAAGATTTAAGGATGCGGGTGGAGTAATTAGTGATGGATTTACTACTTCAATATTGAAGAACGTAAACACCACATACACAACCAACGCTATAACGGCTGTAACAGCAGCAGAGTATGCTGCACTTACACCAGTTGCAACAACTATCTATTTCGTTGTATAATGAAGATAGGGCTAACTAATATAGTAAGTTGTAAGATTGGTAGTACCCAAGTAAATAGGGTGTACATTGGTAGCACCCTTATATGGAGCTACTCAGCATTTGATCCAGACGCACAGTTGTTTATTACAAATGCTGCGATCACAGAGCCTGTACAACAAAACGCTGTAAATAACTTGGTTCTTTCTCTTAAAAGCTATGGTGTTTGGACTAAAATGAAAGCATTATATCCATTCGTTGGAGGAACGGCAGCTCAACATAAATTCAATCTTCGTAATCCAGTTGATAGTGATAGTGCATTTAGATTAGTATTTAATGGTGGATGGACGCATTCAGTAAATGGTGCAAAACCGAATGGAACAAATGCCTATGCGAATACCTTTTTTAAAGGCGGTAATTGGACAAGTAAAGACAATGCGCATATGAGTTACTATTCAAGAACAGACTTTAATGGTTCTGTAATGATTGATATGGGTGTAGATGACAGCCCAAGTAATTCTAATATCCGTTCAAGAGATGGGAATACAACATATATGGCGTTTAATGGCGGTTCTTTTTTACAAGGCGCATCTGCAAATTCTTTAGGTCTTTTTATGTCAAATAGAAACGTTGTAGGTACTTTAAATGGATGGAAAAATTCAACTAAAATTTCAGAAATAGCAAGTACATCAGTAAATAGTAATGTTGTTCCTTATGCACTTAGTGCTTATAATAATGCAACTTCTCCAATTTACTATTCCATTAGAGAATGTGCATTCTCATCATTTGGAGATGGCTTAACAGATACAGAAGCGGCTAACTACTACACAGCAGTTCAAACTTTCCAAACAAAATTATTACGCCAAGTAGGCGTGCCAATAGTTGCAGACTCTGACGCACAAGCATTCTTGAATGCAGCCGTAATAGAAAATGTCACTCAAGCAAATGCAGTCAATACTTTGGTAACTGACTTAAAAGGCTACGGAATATGGACAAAGATGAAAGCAATCTATCCATTTATTGGAGGAACAAGCACGCAGCACAAATATAATCTTCGTAATCCTTTGGATACTGACGCTGCATTTAGATTGGTTTTCAATGGAGGATGGGTACATTCAAGTACGGGAAGTACACCGAATGGAGTTAATGCTTATGCAAATACTTTTTTAATCCCATCTTCAATTTTAAGTTTAAATTCAACACATTTAAGTGTTTATTCAAGAACAAATATCGTATCTAACTCAGTAGAAATAGGTTCATCAGGTTCAGGTGGAGGAAGTCCATATTTATTAATGCAAACAAGAATCTCTGGAGATTTAATAGCTGCAGCATTAAACGATAATGGTGCAGGAATTAAGGCTTCAAATGTAAATAGTTTTGGTTTTCATTTAGGGAATAGAACGGGAGCAAGTGTAAAAAATACTTTTAAAAATGGTGTTAAAATTCTGAGTGATACACATCCTTCGACTTCTTTAAATTCAAACAATATTTTTATTTCATCTTATAATACAGGAAATTTAATCCCTGATTTATATTCATCAAGAGAGAAAGCTTTCTCATCTATTGGAGACGGACTTACAGACACAGAAGCAGCTAACTATTACACCGCAGTACAAACTTTCCAAACAACACTTTCAAGAAACGTATAAATTATGAAAATATCAGATTTAACACCAGAAGAAAAGGCTATCTATGTAGGTCTTTTAACAGTAGAACAAAAAGACTTATTGGTAGGTCAATTGTTTGACGAGGATAGTTATTTTAATCCTATCTTGGATGGTAACGAGCCGCAGAACTGGAT